GGTAAATTCAAGTTATACGTAAATGGTAGACTTTTCATGGTTGTTGAAAACTTTGAAGAGATTATTCCGAGACTTTTAGACACACCAAGAGAAAAACAAATAGGCGTTTCTTATAACATTTCTGTTGGTGGTGGAACACAGGGATTACACGACAACCTTACATTCTCAGGAGGATGTCCTGAAACTGTTGACGAAATAGTTTATCAACAAGACCCAGAGTGTTTAACAACACATGATTTGGACAACACAATCTATTCAGGTTTAACAACACACATCAAACTTGAAGAATATTTTGGTGGCAGTTTAATTGGGGACATTAGTGCATTTAGAATGTATACAGAGCCTTTAAATGCTTCACAGATTTGGCACAATTTCAAAATTCAAAAAGACAAATATGATTTGTTAGACCCTAAGTGTCCTGACTGTAGAGTTTTAATTTTACCAACACCTTCACCTACAGTAACTCCTACTGTAACACCAACACCTTCGATTACCGCTTCGGAAACACCAACCTTGACACCAACAAGTACGGAAACACCAACCGTTACGCCATCAGAAACCCCAACAAATACTCCTACACCTTCAATTACTGCAAGTCCTGGTCAAACTCCAACTGCAACTGAAACTCAAACACCTACACCTACCGAGACACCAACAAATACTCCTACAGAAACATCAACTCCTACATCCACACCTTCGGAGACACCAACTGAAACTCCAACCGAAACACCTACCAACACTCCAACACCGACGAAATTGAGATTCGCGTTTAATGTTTGTTCGGGAACTACTTTGATTGATGCATGTCAATGTGTTGATAATGGAATTATATATGGTGAGTTTGAGAACTTCGATGAGAATAATCAATTCTTTGATTCTCCTACGGGTTCAAACACGGTTAATCTTTCTGGATATTATTCATATAATAACATTGTGGTTGAACTTGATTCAGAGGGGTTCACAATTGGTAGTTTCTCAATATGTCCTACAACAACACCAACATCAACGGTTACACAGACTCCGAGTGAGACGCCAACACAAACTCCGAGTGAAACCCCAACAAATACCCCAACTCAAACTGAGACACCAACACAAACTCCTACTGAGACTCCAACAGAAACCATAACACAAACTCCAACTAACACCGGAACTCCTACAGAGACTCCTACTAACACTCCGACTGAGACACCAACTCAAACTGAGACTCCAACAGAAACTCCTACTAACACTCCAACAGGAACCCCGATAGAAACCGTAACCCAAACACCAACAGAAACTCCTACTAACACTCCAACTGAAACTCCTACAAATACGCCAACTGAGTCTCCAACTCAAACACCTACTAATACTGTAACACCAACCATAACCGATACTTCTACATCTACGCCTACTCCAACAATTACAGATACACCTACTAATACTCCTACTAATACTACAACTCCAACAATTACAGATACACCTACTAATACTCCTACTAATACTACAACTCCAACAATCACAGATACACCTACTAATACTCCTACTAATACTGAAACTCCAACTCAAACACCAACACCTGATGTAACACCTAATCCTGTTTGTGATATTCAAATAACCTTACTACCAACACCTACTCCTTCGTCAACTCAGACACCAACACCAACAAATGAACCAAGTCCAACACCTACTGAAACTCCAACTCAAACACCAACACCTGAGGTAACAAGTACTCCAACACAAACCAACACACCAGATGTAACACCTACACCAACTCAAGCGATTGTACCAAGTGACCCAACCCTTGAAATTTATTATCAAGGTCAGACTGGTGACCAATTTAACCCTAATGCAACAAGTGGTTCGACATTTACACAATGGGAAGATTCATCTGCAAGTGCGCACAATGCCAACCCAATTGGTGGTGGAGCTGGTCCTTCTCCTGAATGGTGGAGCGGTGTTCAAAATGGTTTAGGAGGAGTTTGGTTCAATGGAACCTCAGATGGTTTAAGTGTAAACCCTCTTGTTGACTTATCATCAAAATCAGGACAAACAATCATTATGGTTGTTAAGACACTCAATTCAACTAATACGGCTCAATATATTCAGGGAGGTTCTGATGGAAATACAGGGTTGGATGCAACATACATAAGACAAAGTGGTTCAACATACAACATTGCGGCTGGTGGTGGTTTTGCTACGGGTGGTGTTGTTAATACAAATCCACACATTATATCTTATGTGTTTAGTGGAACAGGTGTGACCAATCAAGATAAATTAAAGTTTTATATTGATGGTTCAGGACAAACCTTGACCTATATAACTAATGTTGGAACAACAACAAATGCACTTCTTGATTATGTGTTCTTGGGAGTATCCTATACGGGAGCACCCGCGGGAACCACACAGTTCTTCTATAATGGATTTTTGTTTGATGTGTTAGCTTACAGTAGAGCTTTATCTCCATCGGAGTTACAATCTGTCCAACAATATCTATCAAATAAATGGAATATACCACTATTATAAAATGACTACAGGAGTACAAATATCAAGCACGAATTTTAATGGTCAGATAGCCAATATTACCTTTTATCCTGATACGGGAGGAACTGTGAGCTTGGGTGCAAATGTGTTACCATATACGGTTGAGTTGGAATATTTTAATGGAAGTTATGAACTTTATTTTGGGGCTTTTGACCAAACATGTTATACCTATATTTCTAACCCCGATACAAACTATTTATTACAAGAAGATTATTCAACCCTTGACCAAGAGGATAATTACAAAATTTTAATTACATAATATGCCTAATTTACCAATATCTGCATTACCAGAATTAACCGCGATGACTGCCAACGCTGAATTCGCAGTTGCTCAAGGAGGAGTAACTTATCGTGTTAAAAATAGCACATTAGCACCATTTCCAACTGTTTATGGATTATTTTCCCAAACGGCAAATAGCGTATCAATTAGTGCAACAACTGTTGAAGGGACTTTAATCAATGGGGGTGTTGGAACTCTTACCGTTGGTGCGAATCAATTTCAAATTGGGGATTCTTTTAGAGCGGATTTTGGTGGGTTATTGTCTTCAAAAAATGGAGACACAATTCAAATCCGTGTGAAGGCGGGTTCAGTTGTGTTGGCGGACAGTGGTGTACAAACTATGAGTTCAGCGACAGACGATGTTTGGCAGTTCTCAATAAATTTTACAATTAGAACTCTTGGTGTTGCTGGAGTTGCCGATATTGTATCTCTTGGAGTATTTCATACAACAAAACAATCAAGTGGTGTTCCTGCAGGTTTTGCGTTCAATACTGTAAACGATACAACCTTTGATACAACTATTCCGAATACTCTGAATGTGACTGCTCAGTTTAGTTCTAATATATATAAAAAAAGTAAAATGGCTTGTAGTAAATATATTTTAACAAACACAGGTTCCACAATAGCAACTTTCAACTATAGAAGATGCGAAGATTCAATGTGGGATTACCAAGTAGAATTAGAACCAAATCAGGTAAAAAACATTTGGTTGATAGATGGAACATATTCCACGGCGAATACAACAATCGTTCTCCAAAATATGGGTGCGTTCCCACCAACTGGACCCACACCTACTCCGACATCTAGTCCGACTCAAACACCTTCGAACACTGCAACGCCTACAACAACACCAACCAATACTCAGACACCAACTGCGTCAGAAACACCGACAAATACTCCAACGTTCACACAGACTCCGACTAACACGGAAACTCCAACGCAAACTCCAACACCTACAAACGTTGAGAGAACTGCTATTGTGAGATGTCACGATGAGACGGATATATTACTAACTTGTGATTGTGTTCAAACAGCAAACATATTTGTAAATGGAACAAGTTTGGCGGATTCAACATTAGTTTGGTCAGATGCTACAGGTCCAAATACAGGTAATCCGGAAGGTTATTATACTGAAGATGGTATTATTTACATAGTTGCTTCTGGTTGTGGACCAGGTTGTATTACGGGAGCTACAATTACAGTTGATGGAAATTGTGGTCCAACACCAACTCCTACTTCAAGTCAAACACCTACACCAACTCCAACTAACACAGAAACACCAACTCAAACTCCAACACCTACACCGACACCAGTAAGATTTGAGTTTTCAGTAGGTTCAGGTTCAACTGAGAATGAAGCATGTTCTTCAGGAATAGTTGGAAATATTTGGGGTAATGCGGTTCTTTTCGATAACTGCACACAATTCTATCCTGAAAGTTTTGGTCCGTCAACAATGTTGGCAGGTTTTTATAACAGTTCAAATATTGTAACAGAAATAGATTCGAATGGTGCTCAAGTGGGTGCATTCAGTTCTTGTTTGGTTGTTCCAACACCAACAGCAACTGTAACCGCATCTCCAACTGAAACACCAACACCGACTCCAACTACAACACCAACAGCAACATTTGGATACTATACATATAATTTAGGTTCAGGTTCAACTCCGAATGAAGCTTGTTTGGGTTCAACTAATCCTGTCTACGGAACTGTAGCGGGTGGAGTAGGTCCAAACGTTGGTGAGTCACTTTATCAAAATACAGCTCTGACAGTTCCTGTTATTGATGGTTATTATTCTAATGGGATTGCTTGGTTTATTGTTAGCGGTGGAGCAGGATTGATTACAAGTTCCGACCCTAACGGATGTTCGAACTTACCGACACCGACACCTACAGTGACTTCAACATCTACACCAATATCATCACCAACACCAACAACAACTCAAACACCAACCAACACAGAAACTCCAACTCAAACACCAACCAACACAGAAACTCCAACTCAAACACCATCTCAAACTGCAACATACACACCAACACCTACTGAAACACCAGGAACTTTCGCATTAATTGGTGCAACTAAATTTTCAACAGTGTCTGGATTGGACGCTTGTTCAGGAGGAACTTCGACAACTTCTTATTACTATAATCAACCGTCATATCCGAATGATATCATATTTAGTGGGGCATCTTTCTCAGATATTTATCCATCAGGATGGCTTAACTTACTTGGCGGTGGCGGATGGGAATTAACTAACGGTGAAATAACAGGAACTCTTATTTGTCCCGAAATCATAGCGGTTAACGAATCAACAGGTGGAGCGGAAATTATAGATTTTGTTGATGATGGTGGAAGTATAACACTTACCAATCTATCAGGAGCTTTACCTGTAACATCAGGTCAAACTTTTACAGCACTACACGGTCTAACATTCGGTAATCCAAGAGCTTCTATAACAGGAACTCCTGTTAATTTTATAGTTGAACTTAATGGGTCGTTCTTATATTCAGGGTCAACAATCCCACCATCAATGATTGGATTAACTAGTGGTGGAGTTCCTTTACAAGATACAGATGTAGCAAAAATCACACTTACAGATTAAATTTAAAAATAATAAAGATAAAACCCTCTACTTTCGTGGAGGGTTTTTTATTTTTAGACAAAAAGATAATATGTCTAACAGTAAAATTTTTATTCAAATCGCATCATACAGGGACCCACAGTTAGTTCCAACACTCAAAGATATGATTGCAAACGCTAAAAAACCAAAGAACTTGGTTTTCTCAATCGCAAGACAATTTAGTGAAACAGATGGATTTGACAACTTAGATGAGTTTAGAGAAGATAAAAGATTCAAGATTTTAGATATACCTTATCAAGAATCTAGAGGCGTTTGTTGGGCAAGAAACTTAACCCAACAACTTTACGATGGTGAAGGATACACAATGCAAATTGATTCCCACATGAGATTTGTAAAGGATTGGGATGAAATATTAATAAAAATGATTAAGGGTCTACAAAAGGATGGGTATGAAAAACCTCTACTTACGGGTTATGTGCCCTCCTTTGACCCTGAAAATGACCCAGCGGGAAGGGCACAAGATGCTTGGAGAATGGCATTTGATAGATTCATTCCTGAGGGTGCTGTGTTTTTTCTCCCTGAAACAATTCCTGGTTGGAGAGAGATGACAAAACCCGTAACAGCGAGATTTTATTCTGCACATTTTTGTTTTACTTTGGGTCAGTTTTCTCTAGAAGTCCAACACAATCCTGAATATTACTTCCACGGAGAAGAAATCTCAATTGCAGCTAGAGCTTACACATGGGGTTATGATTTATTTCACCCTCACATTCCTGTTGTCTATCATGAATACACACGTAAGGGTAGGACAAAACAATGGGATGATGACAAAACTTGGGGTGAGAAAAACAAAGTATCCCATTTGACCAACAGAAAACTTTTTGGTATGGATGGTGAAACCCAAGAGGGTCATGATGGACCTTATGGTTTTGGTCCTGTGAGAACTTTAAGAGAATATGAGAAGTATGCTGGTATTTTATTTGAAAAGAGAGCTGTTCAAAAATATACACTCGATAAGAATTATCCTCCAAACCCATATAACTATTCATCAGAGGAAGATTGGAAAAATGATTTTGCTAAGGTATTCAAACATTGTATAGATATTGGATACTCACAGGTTCCTGAAACGGATTATGATTTTTGGGTTGTGGCTTTCCACGGACCTAACGACGAAACTTTATTCAGAAAGGACTCCGACAAAAATGAAATTGCTGGTTATATGAGAGACCCTGACAAATATTGTAAGATTTGGAGAGAATTTCAAACGGACGTTACTCCCACATATTGGGTTGTTTGGCCTCACTCGGTATCAAAAGGATGGTGTGATAGAATCACTGGACAATTAAATCATAATGTTGTAAGCTAATGATTTTCAAAGACATACCAAAATTTGTTATAAATTTGGAAAGTAGACCTGACAGACTTGAAGATATAAAGTTCGAGATGAATTACATCGGTTGGGATTACGATTTGTTTAAGGCTGTTCCACGTAACGATTATATGGGTTGTGCTCTTTCTCATTTGTCAATAATTGAAATGGCTAAAGAAAGAGGTTACAAGAGAGTAATGGTGATAGAAGATGATTGTGTATTTATGCCTTATGCAAAAAATTTCATTGAGGATTTGGAGAGAAATATAAATGGAATTGATTTTGGTGTATTGAATCTTTCTCCAACACTCAATCGTCCAATGAACGTCAGTGAAAAATACAGTATGCTTTTGGATTTGACAAACTTACCTCCAAAACCACATGAAAGATTGACCGAAACTTTCGCAACAAATATTCTGATATACGATGAATCATCTTTCGAAAAAATAGAAAAAATTAAAGATAAGTGTTTTTATAGTGGTGATTTTATCATTCCTATTGATGAACAATTGGTAAAACATGTGTATCCTTCAATTCAATCATATGCACCAATCTTACCAATTGCCCCTCAGAAAAATTCTTATTCTGATGTGTCGCAGGGAATGTATAACAATTTCTACGCCCAAACATACAATTGGAATGTCTATTCACCAATCAAGATTAATCACAGATTTTTGAATGAATCAGAAAATAAAAAAATGAAAACAGAAAAAAAATATTTACCTTATAATGTCAACTAAGTTTATAACCGCAATTTATAGTGACCTTTATGGAACTGAATTTGGTGGTAGACCTAACAGAGGTGCCCACTATAGATATAGTTTATTGTCATTATTGAAGATGACCGATGCGGATTTTTTATGTTATACCTCGGATAGAGAAATAGATTCCCTAAAGAAATTTTTCTATGAAGAAAACAATATACCAGAATCCAAGTTGAAATTTACAACATACGATATTTCAAATTCCAAGTTTAAACATTTAATTGATTCGAGAAAAAATGTCGATGAGATTAAAAGAGGGGATAGATGTATCGAAATACAATATTCTAAATTTTCATGGTGGTGGAATGAGGATAAATCCTACGATAACTATTATTGGATAGACGCGGGATTATCCCATTGTGGTTTAATACCTCTCAAGTATTTGACTGAAACAAAACATGCCTTAAGAAGATTTTATGAAAGCAATTTGTTTGATAATGATTTTTTGAAAAATTTGATAGAAGACACTAAAGACAAATTTTTAATTTTAGGAAAAGAAAATGAAAGAAACTATTGGTCAGGAACTGTAAGTCCAAGATGGTATAAAAATTATGATAGAAGTATTCATATCATAGGAGGATTGTTTGGTGGTCACAGGGACAAGTGGGATAATATAGTCAATATATTCGAAAACTATGTCCAAGAAGTTTTATCTAACGATGAGGGTTTACCTCATGAAGAACAAATAATGACTCTTATGTATTTCAATCATATTGAGTTATTTGAGAGAAAACATTTTGATATTTGGTGGTGCAGGGATAATGCACCTCAAGGTGTAACAGATGAGTTATTTCAGAAAAATAAAAGTTTCTATAAAATATTAGAAGAATTTAAAAGAATTTATGAGTAATATAACACTTGTAACAGGAATTTGGGACATCGGAAGAGGTGATTTAAGTGAAGGTTGGTCAAGACCTTTTCAACATTATTTGGATAAATTTGAAAAACTATTGGATGTCAATACCAATATGATTATCTATGGTGATAAAAGTTTAGAGGAATTTGTTTTTTCAAAAAGGGATAAGTCAAATACACAATTTATTGTAAGAGACATGTCTTGGTTCAGGAATAATGAATTTTTTGATAAAATCCAAAACATAAGAAATAACCCTGAGTGGTATAATCAAGTTGGTTGGTTAAAAGATTCAACTCAATCGAGATTGGAAAACTATAACCCGTTGGTTATGTCAAAAGTTTATCTTTTGAATGATGCAAAAATAATGGATAGGTTTGATTCAGAATATCTGTTTTGGATTGACGGTGGGTTGACAAATACTGTGCATCCTGGTTACTTTACACACGACAAGGTTTTGGATAAATTAGTAAAATATATCTCCAAATTCAGTTTCGTTTGTTTTCCTTATGAAGCTAATACAGAAGTCCACGGGTTCAATTTCGATAAGATGAACTCTATGGCAGGTGCTAAAGTTGAGAGGGTTGCTAGAGGTGGGTTCTTCGGTGGACCAAAACACTCAATATCAGAAATCAATTCAATATATTATTCTCTGATGAAAGAAACCTTGGATTCGGGATATATGGGAACTGAAGAATCTTTATTCAGCATAATGTGTTATAGACACTCCGAGTTAATAAATTATTTTGAAATAGAATCAAATGGTTTGTTAGGTAAATTTTTTGAGGATTTGAAGAACGATGATTTGAAAGTAAAAACAGAATCAGTTCATAGACAAGTTTCAAATTTGGATATTAACAAAGTTGGTCTATATGTTATAACTTTCAATAGTCCAAACCAATTCAAAACGTTGATTAATTCAATGTTAATGTATGATAAAGAATTCATACTTAAAACAAAAAAATTCTTACTTGATAACTCAAGTGATTTGTCAACAACAGAAGAGTATAAACAACTTTGTGATGAATATAATTTTGAACATATCAAAAAAGATAACTTGGGTATTTGTGGAGGAAGGCAGTGGATTGCAGAACATTTTGAAGAAACAGATTTGGATTATTATTTGTTTTTTGAAGATGACATGTTTTTTTATCCGAATGAAGGTTCGAAATGTAAAAACGGTTTTTCAAGATACGAACCAAATCTATTTTCAATCTCGATGCAAATAATGCAAAAGGAAAACTTTGATTTCTTAAAATTGAATTATTCTGAATTCTACGGAGATAACGGGACTCAATGGTCTTGGTATAATGTTCCTCAAGATGTTAGGTCAAAGTATTGGCCCTTAAATCCAAGATTACCACAAATAGGATTGGACCCGAATGCGCCAAAGACAGAGTTCAAAAAAGTTCTTTCACACAGAAAAGTTCCATATGCGACAGGCGACATATATTATTGTAACTGGCCTCAAATTATTTCAAGACCAGGTAACAAAAAAATGTTTTTGGATGTTACTTGGGCACATCCATTTGAACAAACGTGGATGAGTCATATGTATCAACTGACAAAAGAAGAAAAATTAAATCCTGGTTTACTTCTAATGACACCAACTGAACACGACCGTTTCGAACATTACAACAGAGAGTTACGTAAAGAGTCCTAACAATATATTTATTGTTATGGAATTTTATATCAAACAAAATGCTACGTTACCAGTTTTGAAAATGCAAGTCGTAAAAGACGGTAGAGCGGGGTATATTCAGTTTATGGAAGCGTTGGAGGTTTCCACAATATATTTCACTATGATAGATTATGAGACTGGGATTCCAAAAATAGTTTCAGCCCCATGTGAAATAGTTAATCTCATTTTGGACCCTGGTGCTCCTGCAGAATACTACATTTATTTCAAATTTACTTCGAGAGATACTGATACGCCAGGAAGATACGAAGGACAATTCTTAATCAAAAATGATGAAGGAAATTTAATTCTTCCAATCAGAGAACAACTTTATATTAATATTCAACCAAGTTTCATTTCCGAAACTGCGTGTTGTTGATTTGATTAAGACTTAATTTTTTTTATATTTATTATTGAATGAGTAAGGTGAATTTCACGATAGTGTGAAAGCCAATAAACCACTCGTCTTAATCATATGTTCAGTCACGAAGCAATTGAGTCTTTCCTATTAGGAAACGACCCCGAAGAATTTATTGTAGCAATAGAATTTGACTACGTCTCCAATTCAATTTTCAAGGTAAAAGAAATACCTGGTAAAGGTAAGGAAATACGTAAAGACACTTTTATCCCATTCGCATGGGTCGGTGATTTACGTGGTGTAAATTTCTACAACGATTCCAAAATGGCTCAAAAAGAAGCCATGACAAAATATGGAATTGTAATACAAAAATTAGATACAAAGGATAATGAAAGATTAGAAAACGGTTTGACCTATATGGTAAAATCGCTCAAGGGATACAGAGAACTGATTCAGTTTTTTAGAGATGGTGGATGCGACCCATGGGGAGAAAAAACGAAAGATAAAATATTAATCCTTCCACCTGTAGAACAATATTTGGTCTCTAAAGAAAAAAGATTATTCAAGGGGTTTACTGATTATGATGATGTGACACGTCTTGTATTTGACTTGGAAACAAATGCGTTAGACCCCAAAGATGGTAGAATATTCATGATAGGAATTAAGACCAATAAAGGATATCATAGAGTAATTGAATGTTTGGATGAATCACAAGAGAAGGGTGCTATACAGGAGTTCTTCAATGTGATTGACCAACTCAAACCATCAATCATAGGTGGATATAATTCGGCAAACTTCGACTGGCACTGGATATTCGAAAGAGGTCAAAGACTTGGTTTAGATATGAGGAAGGCGATTAAATCCTTACATCCCCAACACTCATACACAAGAAAAGATACGATTCTCAAATTAGCAAATGAAGTCGAAGATTTTCTTCAAACATCAATTTGGGGATATAATGTAATCGATATAATTCATGCTGTTCGAAGAGCTCAAGCCATCAATTCAAATATCAAGGCGGCTGGTTTGAAGTATATCACAAAGTTTATTAATAAAGAGGCTCCTGACCGTGTTTATATCGAACACACGGACATTGGAAAATTTTATGCCGCTAAGGAAGAATATTGGTTAAATATTAAAAACGGTAATTACAAGAAGGTTGGTTTGGACCCAAAGATTGATGAGGTATGTGAAAAAAGAAATGACATTTATATCAAAACTACTGGTGACAATCTTGTTGAGAGATATCTTGATGATGACTTGGAAGAAACCTTGGCTGTGGATAAAGAATTTAACCAAGCGTCATTTCTACTTGCATCTATGATTCCTACGACTTACGAAAGAGTATCAACCATGGGAACTGCGACTCTTTGGAAAATGCTGATGCTTGCTTGGTCATACAAACACGGACTGGCAATCCCTGCCAAACAATCGAAGACAGACTTCGTAGGAGGTCTTTCTCGACTACTTAAGGTTGGTTATAGTAAGAATGTATTAAAGCTCGACTTCTCCTCTCTATACCCCTCTATTCAGCTTGTGCATGATGTATTTCCTGATTGTGATGTGACAGGTGCGATGAAAGGAATGTTGAAGTATTTCCGTGACACACGTATTCGTTACAAACAACTTGCGGAAGAGTTTGAAAAGTCTGACCCACAAAAGTCCGCATCATATTCAAACAAACAATTGCCCATCAAAATATTCATCAACTCCATGTTTGGTGCTTTGTCTGCTCCACAAGTTTTTGCTTGGGGTGACATGTATATGGGGGAACAGATTACTTGCACAGGTAGACAATATCTGAGACAAATGATTAAATTTTTTATGTCTAAGGGTTATGTCCCACTTGTAATGGATACAGACGGTGTAAACTTCTCCAGTCCCGATGATGTGGAAAGTCATCACTATGTTGGTCGTGGGTTGAATTGGAAGGTAAAGGCGGGAAAAGTTTATAAAGGTCCTGAAGCGGACGTTGCAGAATACAATGACATATTCATGAGGGGTGAGATGGCTCTCGATACTGATGGTGTGTGGCCTTCATGTATTAATCTTGCCAGAAAAAATTATGCGGTCATGGACGCCAAAGGAAAGATTAAATTGACTGGCAATTCCATCAAATCAAAAAAACTTCCATTGTATATCGAGGAGTTTTTGGATAAAGGTATCAAATTACTTTTGGAGGGTAAGGGTAAAGACTTCGTGGAATATTATTATGAGTATCTTCAAAAAATATTCAACCAACAAATTCCCCTTTCAAAGATTGCACAAAGAGCGAAAGTTAAGTTAACACTCGAGGATTATAAAAAAAGATTAACCCAAAAGACTAAAGCAGGGAATACAATGTCCCGTATGGCACACATGGAACTTGCACTTCAAACGGGGATAGGTGTAAACTTGGGAGATGTTATTATGTATGTTAATAATGGTGTCAAAGCCTCTCATGGTGATGTCCAAAAAAAGGGAGACAGTGTTCAGATTAATTGTTACATGTTGGATGCAAACATATTAGAAAATAACCCCAATCTGACAGGTGAATATAATGTTCCAAGAGCAATTGTAACTTTCAACAAAAGAATTGAACCTTTACTTGTTGTTTATAAACAAGACGTTCGTGACCAACTACTTGTTACGAATCCTGAAGAAAGGGGAATTTTTACGGGAGAACAATGTGAACTAATCAACGGTATGCCATTCGAAGATGGAGACCAAGATAAACTTCAAGAAGATGTTTTAGATATAACATCGGATGAACTATCTTATTGGGAAAAACGTGGACTTGACCCTAATTACATGTATGAATTAGCCGAAGAAAATTGGGAAACTAAATTAGGATTGCTTAAGACCGTCTGAAGAAAGAATATACCAATTACCTCCAACGTATTGGAATTCTACACAGGCAAACTTATCTAATACAATTTCGTCCCATTCCTCGTCAATTTTTCCGACATCGGGTCTTACTGTTACCATAGTCATAGCTTTGACTACAACATGGTCTGTTGTTTTTGAATCTAAGACTAAAAATGATTGTGGGATTCCTCTAACAATTATACAAAATTCACCGTTGGTTCTATAATCCAATTCGGATACAACTGAAAGTTCAGATGTATTGATTGCATGACCATTAATAATTCTTTTGGATGGGATTGATTTTACTATTGCCATATTAGATTACGTAGATTTGACGAGGCATTGCTCTGAATTTCATTTGTTTATTTAAATTTTCAGCAATTTGTGCTTCTCTTTCCATAACCTTTTCAGGTCTTAGTCTTGTAAGCCATCCTTCAGCGCCCGTCAATTCTTCCATCAGTTTAGATTTTTCATCCTTGGCTTCAGTTAAAAGACTGGTGTAATCCATTGTAATTTCAGAATCAGGTGTCTTAAGATTCCCACTGTATTTACCTCTCACTCTTGCTAAGGTTTCTTTACAATATGCTGTAAACCATCTTCTTATCCATTGTTGTCCAGGAACATTGATATCTTCCCAACTCAAGGATTCAAGAGGAACGTCAGTCGGTAGTTTGATAATGTCAGGATTGTTTTTAAGACAATCAGCTCTACTGTCTGGTGTTACATCATAATACCAATACCAAACCGCTTTACCAGCATACATGTTGAAATTAGCCCAGTTAAATTTACCACCAGGGGTATTCATCAAGTGTATCAACTTTTTACCATCAGGTAATGCGGTAATCCTATATGTCATAGAACCACCGAGAATTCTATTCAAGATATTTGCTTCTTGCATTCTGATGAGGTAATCAAAACCAGACATCATAAAATAAGAACCTTGGTATCCCATCTGAGCGTATCCTGCTTCATTGGCACCCAAACCTATACCACCGAATCCAAATCCACCAAGACCTCCAAGTCCGAATGCTGTCCAAGCCTGATTACTAAACCAAAGAAGTTCATTGACTTCTCTGTTGGCTGGTATTTCGTATGTCTGAACATTCTTTTCAATTATGAAATAATCTTTCTTCAAGACCCATGGTCCTACGGTCTGAAGTCCAACAATCTTAGAATACGAATATGCAAATTGTTGTTCGAAGTCCATTGTCCTTGTAACCAAAGCTCTGGCAACAGACTTTTCATTCATATTGAGGTTTACTAAGTTAACCCATTGTGAATCGATTAGCCATTGTAGAATATATTCTTCATAATCACCAATAGATAATTCCATTAGCGAGTCCATCATTTCGTCTTCTAATTCTACACTTCTTAAGGGTGCTCCCAACAAGTGTTTGACTCTTGTATAAATTTTACTTCTTTCTGGTTCTGGTAGTGCTGCCATATCAAATAAATATCTTTATTATTCTATTTCGTGTAGTAGTGAACTAACGTTGAAGACATATTGGTTTTTATCACTTATAGGGTCGTTTTTGAATATAAGTATCTTATTTGTTTTAGGATTAATAAAAATATACCAATCGACTTCGTAATGCTTAACATTTCCTGTATCCAAAAGTTTAACTCTGTCCTCGATTATTGAAACATTAGAGAATGGTTTAACCTGTGCAGAAAACTTTTTTCCATCTAAAATCACATTTACATCAATACCTTTGAAGGCGTCTTGTTTTCCACCATGTGAACCAATCTTTTCAATTTTAGCATTACCATCAAAATAGTCTTCTATTTTTTTAATTGCGTTGTCTTCAGACTTTTGACCCCTATCCCAAAGTTTTTTAAGGACTTTGATTATATTGATAAAGTCTTCGTTATTCTCTGTAAAGATTTCGTTTCTGAAGTGGTCCAATGCTGAAATAAATCTAGTTGTTTCCTTTAGAGTTCTTTTTTCTTTTTTTGAAAAATCAAACTTCTTTTCTGACCTTCCAATTAATTCAATCTGTTTGTTTACTGCTTTTACCAATAAACAAAATGTATTGAAATTTGTATTAAGGTTATTGAGTATAGACCTACCCTCGGGTGATTCTACACCATAAAATCCTGACATCTCTTCAGTATTACCCTCAACCCAAAAATGTGAAAATACTTTTTTTAGAACGTAGGATACTCCCTCCTGATATCTTTTTTTGATTGCGTAATTATTAATCAAGTCTCTATAGAACAATACTTCTTTTGGATTACAGAATTGTGGTTCTTTTGATTCAGTAATTATTCCTTGAAATTTGTTCGACTCTAGTAGTTTTGTTTCAACTTTCATTTCATAAAGTTTCTGAACAAAATCCCAATTGACCACCTTCCAAAAATTTGAAATGTATTCGTCTCTCTTATTTCTGTATTTCAAATAGTAGGCGTGTTCCCAAAGGTCCAAACCTAATAGAGGGAAACCTCCACCTTCGATAACATTCATAAGTGGATTGTCTTGATTTGGTGTCGACATTATTTTCAAAGTATTTTTTGAGGTTAAAATTAACCATACCCAACCTGAGCCAAATCTATCCTTTGCAACAGTTTCAAATTTCTTTTTGAATAGATTGAAACTACCGTATTCTTTGGTAATTTTTTTATACAATTCCCCTGTTAATTTTTTTGGTGTTGGAGACAACATATTCCAAAAAAGTGCGTGATTGAATGCTCCTCCAGCGTTGTTCCTTACTACTTGGTCGTATCGACTAATGTTTTTGACAATTTTTTCTAAGTCTAAATCTCCATGTTTTTTCTTTGACAGGGCGGCATTTAATTTATCTACATATCCCTTATAGTGTTTGTTGTAGTGGAAATTCATCGTTTCTGCGTCGATGAATCCTTTGAGGGCTGAATAAGAATAGGGTAGTTTTTCTATTCCAATTTTTTTCATTTCTGTAATCAACAATTGTTTTTCTGTTTCGATATGGTTTTCGGTAATTTGTTTTTCAATTTGTTGAATTCTTTCTTCTATTTTTTTCATATTGGCGAGTTATTCGTTTTATATAAATAACTCAGAATTGTTTTAAGGTTTGATTGACTTTAATTTATTTTAACATAAATGTCACTGTTGGTTGGTAGGGCTAATGTATTATGATGATATATAATTTTTCCGTTTTCTGAAAAACTTGTTATGACAACCTCTTCATTTAGGTCAACGTTAGCTAGTAATTTTGAATGTAATTTGTCTGATATAATTTTAATTCTATCACCAACTCTCAATTCAACTCCTTGGTGATTAGTTACTTTCTCCATCTATGTTAAGGGCGTAATTCGTTTATTCTTTTCAGAATTTCTTCGGCAGTGTCACCGATGTTTTGATTGTCACCCATAACGGTCGCGATGACTTGCTTCTTATTATTAAGTATGTCATATATCGCGCCTTCGATTGTGTTTTCAAATATTGGATAATAGACTAACACATTATTTTTTTGTCCAAATCTGTATGCCCTATCTTCAGCCTGAGAGTGGTCCGATGGTAGGAATGATAAGTCGTTCATAATAACCGCTTCTGCGGAAGTCAAAGTAAGTCCAACACCCGCAGCCTTTATGTTACCGACAAAAACTTTTATTTTATCATTTTCTTGAAATTGGTCAACACTAAATTGTCTATCTTGTTTTGTCATTGACCCATCAACTTTGACGGCAGTTTTTCCAAAATGTTGAACAATTTGATTTAGTGAATCTGTGAAGTTACAAAATATGATAACTTTTTTGTCCTGCTCTAATATGTTTTCGGCAAGTTCTATTGTTTGAGATATTTTCTCGTTGGCAATAACTTGTCTAACTTTTGTAAGTTTTGAAAATTGAACTGTTAACGATTTTGACTCGTCGGGGTTTTTATCATACCAATTATAATATTCCCCCATGAGTTCTTCATAGTCCTTTGATTTGAGTCTGAGATAAACAGGTGTGATAATTTTTTCAGGTAAATCCAAAACGTCTTCTTTCAATCTCCTTAGGATTGTATTCGAGGTTCTATCCCTTAGTTCATCTAAATTAGACGCACCCATTACGTTCCATACTTTCCTTGCTCCGACCTTGAATTGATATCCACTGCAATATCTTATGACGTAGGCCATCCAGTTCTTGGCAACAGGGGAATCTACGAGACTCAATAAATTATAATAATCAATTGGTCTTGATGTCATCGGTGTTCCTGTTAATAACCAAAGTCTGTCAATTTTTTTTATGAAGTCGTTTATAAGTTTGGTTCTTTGTGCTTGAGCATTTTTGATATAGTGTGCTTCATCAATAACAACCAAATCAAAATTGGCTCTAAGAATTTGCGAATCATCTTTCTTTTTAGGGTCATGGAAGTTTTTTAGAATGTCGTAGTTTATGATTACAAAGTCGTGTTCTGTGCTAAAGTTTTTACCCTCCGCTATGTATATTGTCCTGTCAGAGTAATTTTCAATTTCACGCTTCCAGTTTATCTTCAAAGTTGCGGGACATATGATTAAAACCTTTTTAGCCCCTGTTTCTAAGGCTGCAATTATAGTTGAGGTTGTTTTACCCAAACCCATATCATCGGCCAAAATATATTTTTTATTTTCAACCAGTTTCTGAATGGATTCTTTTTGATGGTTTAACGGGGGTCTGTTTGAATATTTTTCAAAATCGATGACAACGTCTTTAACGGTGTTGTCTTTTATTATAGAAGCCTTGGGTAACCAAAAATCATGTAGTTGTTCAGAGTCCCAAATCTTTCCCCAAATATGATAAGCTTTGTCCTTCTCCGCTAGAAGTTTTTCAACCCAGACTTTTTGTGGGATTTCAGTATACATCTTGTCGTCAGCTAATTTCTGTGCAAAATATGCGTCTAAAATTACCCACTTTTTGGCAACTTTGGGTTGTTTGTCGTGGTTATTGATTATGTATTCTGATTGACTTCTTGTTGGGTAGAATTTTTTATTTACTTGGGATTTCCTTTGTAGTTCCAAGATATAATTGTTATACCCCTCATATTGTTCAAGAAGTGTTAGTGCTTTTGACTCGAGTGATATTTCTGATAAGCTCATTTTACTTCAATGTGACTTCTACCGTCAGACCAATAACTTTCATCACCATAATAAGTTGTGACTTCCTCATCTTTCGAAATTGGTTTTGTTGCTTTAAATCTTAAAATGTCTTTGTCCAAATCGTCTTCCCATGTTGCGTTATAGTTTTCGGAATGGTTATATAGTGAACCATATCCAAGAGCAATAACGTGGTTTTGCCAATTCTCTCCTTTTGGAAATACAAATGTATAGTCAATTAAGGTGTAGTTTGTTTCTCCTCTTTGAACAGGTAATCTAAGAATCGGACACTCTTCAATAACCTCACCCTCGTTTATGTCTTCACATGCGAAAACCCCCCAACCGTGAATTGAACTTTTTCTTACTTGTAGTTTTGTATTTCTTTGAATTTCCATTTGGATTAAATATAATAAACTTAAAAGTATTTATCAATATAAACAAGTTCAGCTGACTATGGCAGAGAAATTAGTTCCAATTACAAGACTCGGTAAATTTTTTGGCGGTGAGGATTACGCTCTCGACATTGGTATGGGTGAGGAGTGGTTAATTGGTGATATGAATTTCACCGTAATTTTATATAGAATAGATAGATACAAAACCAAAACTGATGATGTATATGGTGAAGTTTTGGAAGATGGTATTCAGTTCTTAGCTCCCGTTGAATTGAAGGGTTACGTTCAGGTTATGGCTCCTACAAATAAAACTGTTGGTAACTCTAGAGTTGAGTTACAAGAACCAGGTAATATGAGATTTAGTATTTACCAAAAAACTTTGGATGACATGGGTGTTGATATATTCATGGGTGATTATTTTGGATATTATGAAAGTGAAGATAGAGTAAGATATTATGTTGTTAGTGATGATGGATATGTAAAGTCAGACAATAAACACACCTATGGTGGTTACAAACCTTTCTATAGAACTGTTGTTGCCACATGGGTTAGTGAAAACGAATTTAACGGAATCTAATTATGAGATTTATTTTAAAAGAATCACAATTGGGTTTTTTATTAGAACAAATATCCTATGACCCAAATGTTGAAATCATACAAAAGTATCTGATAAAAAAGGGGTATGATTTGGGTAAGTATGGTCCAAACAAAGATGGAGTGGATGGTAAGTTAGGACCTTTGACAAGAGGTGCGATGGAACAAGAGTTTGGTTTGAAAATTGTGAGAAAAGGTTCCTCATCACAAAAAACATCTGGTGAGTATGATGCAATTTTAGTTGGGGGGTTAGATAATAGGTCTGGTGACTTAAATATAGATTCACAAGTAAGTTTATTGAAACAGGGGATTGGAACTGAAAAGAATGTTAAAGGTTTTAGGTTTAACACACCATCCTCTACAATTATAGATTTTATCAATAAAAACCCAGGAATCCCGATTTATCTTTTCAGTGCGGGATGCAGGAAATCTAATGAGATTTCAAATGTCTTGGGTCAAAATAAAAATAACTTGTTCATCATTGAGCCATATGCTGCTGGAAGTGAAACGAAAAATAATGTAAGAAATGCTGTGAACAACGGAGTTCCTGCTTCAAATGTTTTTGTTGGAAACTCAGTCGGGAGAGGACAAGGGATTGTGATTGGGGCGAGTTCATCCAAGTCAGACTCTCATTGGAATGCACTTAAAACTGTGGGTTCAATGACTAAAAATAATTAATATGCCATTACCAAAACAAGTCATACCAACTTTACCATTAGTTCCCAAGAAGACTCTTTCTGCAAGGAGGGAGCAACTCTTAGAATATATTAATAAGGATGGGACTTATCTTCCTAAATCAGTATTACATGCGGATTTGGACAGAGGTATGTTGGACTTTGTAAAAAACGATTTGAAGGTTGTTACTGGAGGTAAAACTGTTCCGATGATTGACATACTATTGACAACACAAAATTGGAGTCAGTATGTTGAAACTGCAACATTTGTTAACTTAGATTATAATGTCGAACCTCCATTCGTTACTGTTGTGAGAAATCCTGAGGTGAAATACGGAACCAATCCATCTTTACAATACACAATACCAAACAGAAAACAATTTTATTATGCATCTGTTCCGACTTGGAATGGTAACGAACAAGGTATGGACATATATACAATTCCACAACCAGTTCCTGTTGATATTAATTATAGTGTGAAGATTGTGTGTAACAGAATGAGAGAATTGAATCAGTTAAATAAAATTACACTTCAGAAGTTTTCTTCGCGTCAAGCCTATACCTTCATAAAAGGGCAGTATGTTCCGATAATTATGAACAATATTTCAGATGAATCACAAATGACATTGGAGTCAAGGAAGTATTATGTTCAATCATATGATTTTACAATGTTGGGTTACTTGATTGATGAGGAGGAGTTTCAGGTGAAACCAGCCATTGCTCGCGTCGCTCAAGTTGTGGAACTTGACACATCTACGATTAGTAAAAGAAGAAGGAAGTTTCCTGAAAATCCTGACGAGTTTTTGTCAAATTTTCAATACGTGGTTGGTAATGACTCTTTGTCTGAGTTCATTGATTTCACTGCAGATATGACTTGGGTTGGTTCTGAGAACATCTCTAATTTTGATGTCTTTATTAATGGAGATTATTTCGGTTCGAATGTTAATAAAATACAAATAACAACCAACGACATTCTTACAATATCCGTAATGAAACAAGACAACCTGAAAGAAGGTTCTATAAAGTTTGATAGTAAGTTGGTTTAGTCCTCCCCATACAAATCTTTCTTTTCTTTACACTTCTCTAATATTAAATTTTCTAAGAATTTATAAATCTTTATCCCCCTTTTATCACAGTATTTTTTCAATACCTCGTGAACCTCAGGTGCTATCTTTATATTCTTTATTTCTTTCTTTTTATTCATAGGTAGAAAAAAGGTAGAATTTATTCTCACCATTTACAAATAGATATTCAAAAGTCAAGTTTTTTCATTCAGATTAGAATATTTATCATTAAAATAAATCTGCATAGAATAATTTAATAATGGCAACAGCACAAGCAAATCAAAAAGTTTATGTTTCACCTGGTGTTTATACCTCTGAAACGGATTTATCATTCGTGGCTCAGAGTGTGGGTGTTACTACGTTAGGTTTAGTTGGGGAAACAATTAAGGGTCCCGCATTTGAACCGATTTTTATAACGAACTACGATGAATTTCAGGCATATTTCGGGGGGTCCGAGCCTGTAAAATTTGTTAATACACAAATCCCTAAATATGAAGCGGCTTACATTGCCAAATCTTACTTACAACAATCTAATCAATTGTTCGTAACAAGAATCCTTGGTCTTTCAGGATACGACGCAGGTCCGTCTTGGAGTATCAAAGTTGTTGCTAATGTTGACCCAACTACGGTTGGTTTCAATCCTGCAACAGCTACCCCTTGGGTGGTAAACTTTACAGGAAGTTCGACAGGGAATACAATTTCTTTTCTTAATTCATTCCCTTCACAAATTAACAATTCGTTGACTTCACTTTATAGAATGAGTGACGGAAGCACATCTAATATCCAATCCGATATTTTAGGGTTTGTGAAAGATGTTCTAACAACAAATTCATTGTCTTCAACAACTGCAAATGTATATGGTGCAATTCCAGAAAGTGACTATTATAGTTTGTCTACAGGACGTAACTTAGTCAACGTATATAATTGTGATAATATAAATTATCCTCTTAATGATTTAACAAGTGGTTTGAATGATTCTTGGTTCTATGCAAACTTTAACAACTATTCCAATGATAACTATTCAGGTTATTCTATGGACTATATTGTTTCATCAATAGCAACAGGAGCTTCTAATAGTTTCTCGGGTAGTATTTCTGGTAATGTATATACATGGTCAGGAACTGCTTTCAGTGAATATAATAACATGGTTGTAGCGACAATCCGTTCAAGAGGTATATCACTTTTTGAAAATAGTGCAGCAAGTAATGCTCACGGTCCAATTTACGAGGTAAACTCGGGTGGAACTGTTTCAGGATTGAGTGCATTAACTATGGTTTGTTCGGGACAATACTCAGGGGTTACAATTAATCCTTACGAAACCTTCTTGTTATCAGGTATAACGAAAGATAATGATAATTTCAGTTTTGAAGTTTCATTGTCGGCACTTTCTTCTAAGTTTATAACTAAAGTATTAGGGACGGACAATTTCGGAAAATCTAGACAGGAGGTTCCTGTATTCGTTGAGGAAGTTTATCCAGCTTCTTTGGCTTATGCTTATAATCAAAGTTATATCCGTGGATTAGATTGTCAGTTGATTGGTTTACCTGGAGCAAGAACAGAAGACCCAAGTTCAATTGCTTATAACGTAGAAAAATATCAATCACCTATGACACCATTCTTGGTTTCAGAGTTGAGAGGTAATAAAGTTTATAAATTATTCAGATTCATATCAATCTCTGATGGAGATGCAGCTAACGTTGAAGTAAAAGTTTCAATCGCGAACTTGTCTTTTAACAACATGACATTTGATGTTTTAGTTAGAAATTTCTTTGACACCGATGCGAACCCTGTTGTGATTGAGAAATTCACAAATTGCACTATGGACCCAGCTTCAAATAACTTTGTGGCTAAAAAGATTGGTTCTTCTAATGGTGAGTTTGCTTTAATATCAAAATATGTGATGGTTGAAATGTCTGAAGAGGCACCAATAGATGCACTTCCTTGTGGATTCTACGGATACACTCAAAGAGAATATGCATCTGTTAGTAATCCATCTCCTGTTCCAAAGTTCAAAACAAAATACTACTTCCCTGGTGAAGTTATCTATAACCCACCTTTCGGTGCAGCAACTGGAGGTGATAATTTAGTCGAGTCACCTGGTGATATAGTGAGAAGAAGTTACTTAGGTTTTTCAACTCAGTTCGGAATTGACGAATCATTCCTTTCTTATAAAGGTAAACAAAATCCACCTTCTTGGGTCATTGCTCCAATCCCTGTCGAGGGTGCTACTTGGAACTACTTAAGTAAAGGTTTCCATATGGACTCAGGTGCAACTGTAGTTACTATTGGTAATGTTTATCAAACAAGTGGAACACCGGCATTTGAGTGTGGGGTTGCTGATTTCAGATTTGACCCAGAAACACAAGAAAATCCTTACTACTTTATCTACTCAAGAAAATACACAGTATGTTTCGCTGGTGGGTTTGATGGTTGGGACATTTATAGAGAATATAGAACAAACCAAGATAGATTCCAATTGGGAGCATCAGGTTACTTGGCGGGTGCATCTGCATCATCAAGATATCCTTCAGCAACTGGTCAAGGTTTATTTAAGAGAATTGTGGTTGAAAACAATACACAAGATTTTGCTAACACTGACTATTATGCTTATCTATTAGGTATTCTTACGTTCAGAAATCCTGAAGCTACTAATATCAATGTATTTGCAACTTCAAGTATCGATTATTACAATAACTCAAACCTTGTTGAAGAAGCTATCGACATGATTCAGTTCCAAAGGGCTGATTCTGTTTATATAGCAACGACACCAGATTATAACATGTATACTCCTGATGGAACAAACTCTTTGGATATTATTTATCCTCAGGAAGCGGTTGATAACTTAGATAACACAGGAATTGATTCTAACTATACATCTACTTACTATCCTTGGATTTTGGTGAGAGATACAGTAAACAATACACAGATTTACTTACCACCAACAGGTGAAGTTTGTAGAAATTTAGCTCTTACAGATAACATATCCTTCCCATGGTTCGCGTCAGCGGGTTACACAAGAGGTCTTGTAAATTCAATAAAGGCAAGATTGAAGTTGACTCAAGAGGATAGAGATACTCTTTATCAAGGAAGAATCAACCCTATTGCAACTTTTGCGGACGTTGGAACTGTAATTTGGGGTAACAAAACCCTACAGGTTGCGGATACCGCTCTAAACAGACTTAACGTAAGAAGATTGTTACTTCAGGCTCGTAAGTTAATTTCAGCGGTGGCTGTAAGATTACTGTTCGAACAGAACGACCAAGTAGTAAGACAACAATTCTTGGATAGTGTGAACCCAATCCTTGATTCAATTAGAAGAGATAGAGGTCTATATGATTTCCGTGTGACAGTATCTTCTTCACCTGAAGATTTAGACAGAAACACATTAACAGGAAAGATTTACTTAAAACCAACGAAGGCTCTCGAATTCATAGATATTGAATTCTTTATTACACCAACAGGAGCTTCGTTCGAAAATATCTAATAAAAACGGGGGGACAAAATCCCCCCATTTTTTAGCCATACTAAATGAGAAAAGAGATTACAGAAGGTTTCAAAGACGAGAAAACCCCGGATTTAAAATATTACGCTTTCGACTGGGATGACAATATTGTGCACATGCCGACAAAGATAATTCTGAAAGATTCAGACGGAGAAGAGGTAGGTATGTCAACCGAAGATTTTGCAGAATACCGACACATTGTAGGAAAAGAAGATTTTGAATATAACGGACATAAGATTGTTGGGTTCGGTGACAATCCGTTTAGAAACTTTCGAACTGAAGGAGACAAAGACTTTTTGATTGATTCTATGCAAGCAAAGAAGGGACCAGCTTTTGATGACTTTAGAGAAGCAATAAATAATGGTTCAATATTTGCAATAATCACTGCAAGGGGTCATAATCCCGAAACCCTGAAACAATCCGTCTACAATTATATTGTAAATGATTTCGGCGGGATATCCAAAGATGAACTAATCAAAAATTTAAAAAAATATAGGAACTTTACAGGTGAAGAAGATTTATCTGATAAAGAACTTATCGACCTTTATTTGGATTTAAACAAATACCATCCCGTTTCTTTTGGAGATGAGTCGGGTGCCACAAATCCCGAGGAGGCGAAGGTTAGAGCGATGAATGATTTTGTGGACTACATTAAGAATATGGCAGCATTACTTAATAAAAGAGCATGGTTAAAAAACGACATAGGAAACAAATTTACACCATCTAAACCATCAATTGGTTTTTCAGACGATGACCCAAGAAATGTAGAAGTAATGAGAAAAGCCTTTAAAGATAAACCAGATAATTTAGTTAAAACATATTCTACTGCTGGAGGAACTAAGAAGGAAGTGCAATAAGAATACTTTTTTTAAAAATTAAAGTAAAGAGAAATATTTTCTAACAGACTATATTTATAACATATAAACACTGAAAACAAAAAATTAATTATATGGCTGATTTACTGATGAAAATGCCCATACCTTACGAACCGAAACGTCAGAATCGATTCATTCTAAGGTTTCCGTCAAGTTTAGGTATTAATGAGTGGTTCGTGGAGTCTGCTTCAAGACCATCTATCAAGATAAACTCAACTGAAATTCAATTCTTAAACACTTCAACATTTGTTGCAGGTAGATTTAACTGGGATGAAATTCAGGTAAAATTTAGAGACCCAATTGGTCCTTCAGCTGCACAAGCACTTATGGAATGGGTTCGTCTACACGCTGAGTCGGTAACAGGTCGTATGGGTTACGCAGCGGGTTATAAAAAAGATATTGACCTTGAGATGTTGGACCCAACAGGGGTGGTGGTAGAAAAATGGATTCTCTATGGAACCTTCCTAACAAGTGCAAACTTCGGAAGTCTGTCTTACAGTCAGGACGCTCTTGCAGATATTACTTGTGGATTGAGAATGGATAGATGTGTGTTAGTTTACTAATACTCTTTATAAAAAATCGTTTCTAATTATATTTAACCGTAGACATAAACTCTACGGTTATTTTTTTTTTATGGATGAACAAACAAGAAATTATGCACAGAGTAATTTAACATTACCTCACGATATCGTGCCCTTACCATCTGAAGGGGTATTTTACAAGAATAAAAAGAAATCTGTGAAGGTTGGTTATCTGACCGCAGCTGATGAAAACATTCTTATGGCTGGTGGATTGGATATTACCACTAATCTTTTGAGAAATAAATTATACGAACCTGACATGAGGATTGATGATTTATTGGAAGGAGATGTGGAAGCTATTTTAGTATTTTTAAGAAACACAGGTTTTGGACCAGAGATGAACTTAAACCTTACCGACCCACAAACCAAAAAGACTTTTCCTGCGACAATTGTATTGGACGAATTGAATGTAAATAAAGGACAAAAACCAAATGAAGACGGAACTTTTATCACTACTTTACCAAAATCAAATTCAACAGTCAAACTCAAACCTATTACATATGGTGAGATAAACGAAATACAAAAAATCATAGATACATATCCCCAAGGGAGAGTTGCACCAAAAGTTACTCTCAGGCTTAATAAAGAAATTGTTGAGGTAAATGGAACTAGTGACAGAGCGGAAATTGCCAAGTTTGTAGAACAAATGCCAATTATGGACTCCAAGTATATTCGTAAGTTCATGGATGAAAATGAACCTAAATTGGATTTGAGAAGAGAAGTAATAGCCCCATCAGGAGAAAGACTAACAGTCAACGTTGGTTTTGGGGTTGAATTTTTTCGCCCTTTCTTCGGATTATAGGAAAGGTCAAATTGATGAATTCTATTATTTGAATAGATTGTTGAATATAAGTTGGACCGATTTTGAAAAAATGCCTCTTTTTGTGAGAAGATATATTTTGGATAAATGGGTTGAAGAAAATCAAAAGGACTGAAAAATCAGTCCTTTTGTATTTATATAATATTACTAAATTATGCAAGCAGATTACGGAGGACAAATAGGCGGGGAAACAACACCAGAAGGATTTGCCGCAAGGATAAAATCGCTTTTAGATATTGGTGTAGAAGACTTTGCTTCAGCGGTCACAAGATTGAGTCAGGCCTCAACCGATATCAATAAGGTATTCACCCAAGGAAGACAAAGAGTAGTTGAACTTCAGCAGGCAGTTGCGGATTCAGTTCCTGACGTTCTTAGACTTGGAGGTTCAGTTCAAGATGTTAGTAGTGCAATCGAAGGAGTTGCCAAAGCGGCAAACAGGAATGTGTTGGCAACACAAGAACAAATCGAAAAGTTATATGCTGCAAATAAAATTCTAGACCTGAGTGCAGAGAGTCTTACCAACAGTTTCATGAATGTTGGTATGTCTGTGAAAGACATTGGAAAGAATTTAGAGTCATCAATACAGTATGTTCAAAGTATAGGAGGAAACGCTGCTGAGGTTGTCAAAGACATGACTGCAAACATGGACCAACTCAACCGTTATCAGTTTGAGGGTGGTGTGAAAGGTTTAACAAAAATGGCAGCACAAGCCTCAATGTTAAGGTTTGACATGAACCAAACTTTTCAATTGGCGGAAAAGGTTCTGAGCCCTGAGGGTGCAATTCAAGTAGCATCAGCATTCCAAAGATTAGGTGTTTCCGTAGGAAACTTAGTTGACCCTTTTCAACTGATGAATCAATCCATCAACGACCCATCAGGTTTACAAGATAGTTTAGCCCAAATGACAAAACAGTTTTCTTATTTCGATGAGGAAACTAAAACATTCAAAATCAATCCACAGGGAGTTCTGACAATTAATGAGATTGCAAATCAAACTCAAATGAGTGCTAAAGAACTTAGAGAAATGTCTTTAGCTGCTTTAGAATTGGACAGGAGATTATCTGCGGTAAGTGCTGCAGGTCTTTCTATTGCAAGTGAAGAGGACAAACAATACTTAGCTAACATAGCCACAATGACGAGTGAGGGGACCTATGAAGTAAAAATCAAAGATGAAAAGTCTGGTGAGTATATTACAAAAGAACTTTCACAAGTTACTCAAACAGAATTTGACAAATTGATACAGGAACAAAAAAAAGGACCAAAAACTTTAGAGGATTTGGTTAGAAGTCAAATGAATTATACGGAGTCAATTGAGGCTGACGTATCTGCAATAAGAAATAAGTTGGTTGGTGGACTTGCCTCTGCTTCTCCTGTCTTAAGAGGATTTGAGGGTGCAAGAAATGTTATCTCTACAATTGGTGGTGAACTTTCGGATATAGGTGGAACAAAAGAAGTTAGAGAAAAGGTTCAAAAATTCATGTCGGGTATGGGAAGTATTGTTGATGAATTAGCAGACCCAAACACAAATAAGTTGTCGGTTATCCAAAAATACATGGCAAGTTTTGGAACTGAACTTGATGATATAAAAAATGATTTGAATAAAGCAATAAAAAGTGCTTTAGAAAAATCAAAAAACAAACTCAATACAGATAATAAAGTTGAAGCTGCTGGTTCGTGGGTGCTCGGTAAAGTTCTTGGTCAAGAAACAACTAACACAAAGGCAAGTAAACAAGCTGAAATTTTGAATGACGCTTCGAAAAAAGCAGAATCTTTAGCCAAAGAAGGTAAGATTCCTTATGGGACACAGGTAAATTCAAAAGTGGAGTTTGGTGTATTGAAAGTTGATTTGAACATCCAAGGAAACCAAACCTTAAACGAAACGCAAAAACAAGAGATAGTTAAAATTTTAAGTGATAAATTTAGAGAAATTGGGGTCCAAAATTATATGGTTCAGGTTAGCCAAAAGAATCCTTCAACAGCATCTGGTATAGCCAAAGCCAAATAAAAAATACTATATAACCTATTTATAGAAAAATAATTGATGGCGAGTTTATTAGAATTTTCATCTTCCTCAGGATTCAGAAAAAAGTTACTCACAAGGAACCTTACACCATATGCTAAGGCTCCTAATAGACCGTCACAACCGATAGACACGGAATATATCCAAAGCGATTCTTCTGTTCAAGACAGTCCAGACCAACTTATTGATGAACCTAGTTTTGCTAACAGACTCTACCCTCTCAACCAATGGGGGTCAGACGGTGGATATAAACAAGCACCAGACCCGACAGGATTACTTAATACGAAGTCAAATCAAGGAGAATATGGACCAGGTCAACAAGATGCAAGATTACTTGGTCAGGCCGAACCTGAATCGTTGAGATGGAAAACGGTTAACGCATATTCAAATGGTTCTGAAGCTCTGTTAGACAGTGGGGAATATATTACTGAACCTAATTTTGTTATAGGTGGAACAAGATTATATAATAATCAACCCTACCCGACAACATTCGTCCCTTCATTATATGGACCTGTTACTATTCTATTAACCAAAGACCCACTGGGTAGTAATGGGTTATTGAGTCAAGATTCCTTCATTGCCAAGTTGGGAGCTCAAACCTTGAGGAAATCTTTTGAGGAAAGAATTGCTGCACAAATAAGACAAAATACATTAGGTAGAGTAAATCTATTCAATGTTGACAGCGGGAACGATGTTTTGAATTTAATAACAGGAAGAGTTCCATTGTTGGAACCAAACTGGACTATTACAACCCCAAGTAACCCAATATTAGCCGCAACAGATTTTGCGCTCAGACTTGCTGGAAGTATATTACCTGTATCCCCAATCCCAGGTTCTTATTGGGACCCATCAATAAATTCAGGACAGCCAACAACAATACAACAACTACAGAATGCATTTAGAAGAAGTGCTGTTGGAAACTTTTTCAATAGACTTTTAGGTGCCCCTCAATCAGGTTCTCAACTCTTCCTTAATAACACAGGTGGAGGACAAAAGTCTAGACTTTTCGCCAACATCGATTTTAACAAATTCAAACCGAACTACGAAAGAACTTTCTTGGACAGAGCCGCTGGTGCAATTGTTGGTGGTTTATCAGACAATAGTAACTATTATGTTGGTTCAAGAACATCAGAACCATCACAAGTCTTTTCTCCTGCGGGTGCATTACCCGTAAATGAGTTTGGGGTAGTCCAACAATCTCCTGTTTTTGGACCAACTGAGTTAGCTCAACTTTATGAAGGACCTAGTCAAGATGTAAAATTAGGTGCTAATGGACCAACGTATAGTGACGGTGGTGGTATCGAAGGTGGGTTTACTTGGGTTTCACCGAAATACAAGGGAAATGCTGGTAAGAGAGTGGGTCTTGGTGGGGAGGTGACAAGAGAAGATGAAGATTTCAGACCATCATCCTATAACTCAACAGAATCAACTGAAAGAAGATTTAGAGAGGGTTCAATTCTTGATGACACTCAAAGATTAATAGACAGTCAACCACAAGGAGGAAAAAGATTACAACACGTAGGTAATGCCATAGACCAAGTATCCAAAGTTTTCAACGACGGATATAAAGAAATGACAAAGGGTTCTAGAGTTTATAGATACGAAGGGGCTGTAGGACAGGAAGTTGGAACAGAATATTGTAGAGTTTTTGCTAAGGATACTCCATATCTTCAATATAATGATTTACAAAAGGTAGATGGTATAACAATTAATGGAAGAAGATTTGTAGATTCAGTTTTAGATAACACATATAATTTGAACATTGCTCCAAACAAACAAGAAGGTGGTCAAAGTTCTACAAATTTAATAGGAACTACAAATACCGCATTTGCAAAAAAATACATGTTCTCATTGGAAAATCTTGCTTGGAGAACCTCTTCTACACCAGGAGCATCAGTCTCTGATTTACCTGTTTGTGAGAGAGGACCTAATGGAGGAAGGGTTATGTGGTTCCCACCTTATGGACTTACCTTTAATGAAAACGTATCTGCGTCATGGAACACTAGTGAGTTCCTTGGTAGACCAGAGCCAATATATACATATAAGTCAACAAGTAGAGGTGGGACTTTGGCTTGGAAGATAGTTGTTGACCATCCTTCAGTTTTGAATGTTATAGTCAACAAGGTTCTTGCAAATGAAACCAATAGAACAAGAGTTAATAGTATTATAGATTCATTCTTTGCGGGATGTAGGAAATACGATTTATATGAATTAGCTAAGAAGTATTACACAATCAATCCGAATGACTTGTATCAATTACAAGAAGCTATTACCTCAAAGAAGTTGACAAGAGAACAAATTGAATGGTCTAAACTTGAGATTCAAACAGGGGTTGATGGTGGACAAGGTCAAGACATCAGTCAACCTGGACCCACTGAAAGTGAACTATTAAAATATAAAGATGTTGGTTTGTATTTCGCAAATGATTATCCAAAAAAAGGGGACGTTACAGGATATGACCAGCAGAAACTGATATATGATGGTCAACGTGCAAAGTATGACACAAGTGCAGATACAAAAAGTTTTTTCGATGTTGTTGTAGATACTAACTTTAAAGTTGCTCAAAAACTAATTGATGATTTAGTTGCAAAATTAAAACAAACTAAAGGGTCTATTACAATCGTAATTGACTCAAGTTGTTCCGCACCACAAACACAAAGTTATAACGTAGAGTTATCAAAAAGAAGAATTGAGTCTGCTCAATTATTTTTCAATAAAAACCCTAAATTGTCCCAATACGTTAGTGAAGGGAGATTATTAGTTCAAGCTGGTAAAGGGTTTGGAGAATCTTTCATTTCTCAACCAAGAAAGTTTGAAGGACCTGAACCATATGATTTATCTGTTAAAAATTTGGGAAACTCATATAATTGCACTGACACCGATAGTAGCGTTGTGGGTGGAGATATACAAGTTCAAGCTAAAGATGTTTTCACACCAGGAGCAATGGCCTGTAGGAGGGCTTATATCTATAATATCATAGATAATACCACCGACAACACCCCTGAACCAGTTCCCACACCTCAATATACCGATGTATTAGTGTCTAATACAGTTGTAACAACAACTGAGACAGAGGAGATTTCAAGAGAATGGAGAAGAAGAGATAACATTACTAAAAGGGTTATTAGGTCCCTTCTATCTGAGTGTGATTACTTTGAGACAATAAAGGCAGAAACACCTATGGTTTTTGACAACCTAAAAGACAAACTAAAGTTCTTCACACCGGCATTCCACTCAATGACACCAGAGGGATTAAACTCGAGGTTAACATTCTTACAACAGTGTATGAGACCTGGTGACACAATTCCTACAATCAAAGAAGTCAATGGTTCACCTGTGTTACAATACAACAATGCTGTAAACACAACATTTGGAGCACCTCCAGTTTTAGTTTTGAGAATTGGTGATTTTTATAATACCAAAATCATACCTGAGAGTTTATCATTACAATATGAGGAGTTGGACATAAATCCTGAGGGTATAGGGGTTCAACCAATGATTGCAAATGTTAGTTTGAATTTCAAGTTCGTTGGGGGTAGCGGTCTAAAAGAATCTGTTGATAGATTACAAAACGCTTTGACATTCAATTATTATGCGAATACTGAGATATATGATGACAGAGCCGATGTTACAGCACAAGAGGATTTCTTGAAAGTCTTAGATGACGAGTTTCTGGCAATGGCGGTTCCACCAAAACCACCTGCAGCTAATCAAGCGGCACCAAATAATGGACAAAATAATAACCAAACAATCGGTAGTATTCTAAACAGAACGAATCAACCTTTTGGTGAAAACGGAACTATTTCATATTCTGATTTCATGGTAAATTTTGTCAATCAAACTCAAACTTATTTTCAAAATGTTGTTAACAAACAAATTACAATCACATCTCAGTATAATAACGCGGTAAGGCAACAATGGATGGCTGAGAGAAATTATACATACGGAGGAACATCTGTGGATACCGCACCAGTATCAATATACATTTTTGGAAAACCAAATAATGTTGAGAACAGATTCAATCAGATATTTGCTAATTTGGAGGAAGACATTACAAATGATGATGACCAATTTATCAACTTCATTTCAGATACCACAAAAAATCTGACTCCAAGAGTAATAAATGCAATTAAGACAAACTATTCAAATGTTATTAAAAACAAGAGGGGTGTTTTCCAAAATGCCGTAACCCAAATAACACAAGAGTTGGTTACACTGGAGACACAATATATTCAAAGTTGGTCAAGAGCCAACATAATTACTTATGATTATACGACTGGTTTTGCTTTCGATGGATTCCAATCAGCGAAAGGTGATGTGACGGTTTATGAAATATCAGGATTATCTGAAGTAGATGTTTCATCCACTTCTGCAACTGATACCTTGGATGAGTTGGTGATTGATTTACAAAAAGTGAGAGATAATATTTCAGAATTTAATGATATTATTTGGGCGACAAATTCTTTTGTTTATTCTCAAGACAATTTAACTTATGATGGTGTTATGGTTTATAAAACTGAGAATGGAATTGCAGACGGAGCACCTTCAACCGACGTAGTGTTTGAACCTTTTTCAAAAAAGGATGAGTTCACAAACGGTAATTTCAAAAGACAATATATGATATTCTCTGATGACATTTTGGATGACAAGAAATATCAAACATTCAAACAATCAATTATCGGAGACGTTATTAATAACACTGCACTCATAGGAGATTCAACAGCCGACGTTAGTAAGATTTTTGACGACTTTTGGATTGTAAAATCCAAACCTTTATATATTGAGGAAAATAACATAACTAAAGGATTCTTGGATAGTGTGGCTAAGAATGAGTTGAAAGATTTCTTAATCTATACACCATTCCCCAAAAAGAATAGAATCCTTGGATTTTCAACGGAAAACGTGTTTCCTGACCCAAGTTTGTTCGACCTTGAAAAATCTTGGATTAAAAGTTTGGCTGCACAAACAAACAGCTCGAACGACCAAGCCACTTGGAATGATGACATTTCAGGGGCATTAATATCTAAAGCAAAACTTAACTAATGGCGTATCCATATTGGAATAGATATAGTCAATTTATCATTAATGGAGAACAAACAGTTGTCCCTTATGTTCAATTGCCTTCAAAACCAACCGATAAGGCTTACATTTATAAAGTTGGTAGAAGTAGGTTAGATAGAGTCTCACAAGAATATTACAACTCACCATTTTTTGGTTGGTTGATATTACAAGCCAACCCTCAGTTTGGGGGTTTAGAAAATAATATTTTCGATGGTGCAATTTTGAGTATTCCATTTCCATTGATACCATCATTACAAGATTATAAAGCGGCAATAGACAACCAATTCTTTTATTATGGCAGGTAATGTACAAGCGGACAACAGTGGGAATATCCTTGTCGAGTTTGATTATAACAACATTATCGTAGTCGACCCAAACAAAACAATTGATGCTTTCGGAAAGATAAGAGAAAGATTAGTCGACCACGAAAATTTAGTTATGTATGCTAACTTGGAAGCCGAAGTGTTACCAAGAACAAAACTTGCTGTGGGGGCATCACCCGAAGATAGAGTAAGAATTGTTTCAATAGCGAAAATGAATTTTTTAAAACCGACAAAAGATTCATTCTTAGGAACAGGTTATTATGATGAGATTACTGGAGACAACACAACAAAGTTTAAAGGGGTCAATCAAATGTATACGGGAACTGTTGTTCCTAAAGATGGGACTAAGGCTTATATAGTCGATAGACCAAATGATTTATCTGATGTGTTGGATAACGGTTTGTTGGGGATTACACAAATCACTATCGACACAAACATGTCCTTCATACCAAGTGTGAGAATTTCTTTGGAGGATATTCAAGGAAGAGCCTTATTTCAGTTGGGTAATAACTCACCCTATGCGGCTTTCTTTAACTTACCATATCCACCATTTTATCTAACACTCAAAGGTTTTTATGGTCAAGCAATAAGATATCAATTGAATTTGGAAACCTTTAATGCCAGGTTCAACACGTTTAGTGGGAATTATCAAATTGATTTAGATTTCAAAGGATATAAGTTTAATATATTAAATGAGATTGCGGTAGGACATCTTATTGCGACACCGCACATGTATTCTCAACAATTCAATGTAACAACAAACCCTGTTGGTCCACAATCTAATCTGAAATCACAGGAAACAAATGCTGCAACCCAAACTAAACTTCTTACCGCCACAGACGGAAGACAAAATGAGAATACTGTCCAAATAACTGCAGAGAGAGGGTATCAAAAAATACGAGAAGTTTATAGTGAATATAAATCCAAGGGTTTGATACCTCCTGACTTCCCTGAGTATTCATTCCCACAATTTGTAAACGCTCTTGAGTTATTTGAACAAAACGTTGCTAGTCAGTTTAACCCTGTTGAAGTTGCGCCTTTGACTAACATTCGAAACTATAAAACTTCACTCAGAAACTATTTTGAAGGTGTAAGGGGAGGTCAAACGTCATGGTTCAATAGATACTTGAACCCTAACCCAGTTATTCTAAAAACAGGTGAGAGAGCGTATTTCTTCAAAGAAATTGATTTGAAAGCTAAGTTAGAGGCCGAATCACAGTTACAGAAAATTATTACAGAATATAATTTACAACTTTCAAAAAATCCAACTTTAGGGGATGACGGACCATCTAAAATTACTAACCCGATTGTATATTCTACAATTAGTATCAAACCAGCACCTACAGAAAGTCAGATTAATTGGGAGGAAACAACAAAAATCCAAACGGGTATTTTGAAACCGAATCCTACGCAGATTAATCAATTGAAAGACCAGCTAAAAAACTTAACAACACCAATATATGAAACAAAAAATGTAAACGGTCAAACAACATTAGAAGATGTAAGACCTCCTTTTTTTGTTTTTGAGGGTAAAAACAGATTTGACAAAATAATTGCACTTCTTGAAACCCAAGCAAATAAAAAACTTTCAGAGTTTGAAGACTCAATTACGAAGAAACTCTTAGAAAAAATTGAGAGTGGAACAAACGGTATTGGCTTCAAACCAACAGTTAGAAATATTATCGCAGTTCTTATGGCATCAGCAGAGGCATTCATAAGACTTTTAGACGATGTTCACACTTCGGCTTGGGCTTTAAAATATGATGATGTCAGAAAAAAGGCGATTCTAGAAAATCCATCGTCAGCACCTGGTTCAGATACCGTTGATGAAATTAAAATAACAAGACAAGCGATTGAAAGTTCAACAGGTTTAAAATACGCTGAAATACCTGTTTACCCATGGCCACAGTTTTTTGTTGAAACACCGGAGGATAAAAAAGGTAGATTCCAACTCAAATATATTGCAGACCCGACTGTTGTTGAGTTAACGGGAGGTTGGGACTATTCTAAATGGCCAGAGGTGCAATTTGTGGAAGAATATATGAGAGGTCTCACCATGAAATTTAATCCCCCATTAGCGCCGCCACCTTTAGACAACCAAATAGAAACAAATCTTATTAACATTAACGCAATTGAATTTCCAACAGTTGGGGTTGCATACACTAATAAAGAAGAGATTAAGTTCTTCTATGAAATCTATGAAAGACAATTGGTAACATCGAGATACTCTAATTACATTAGGGCTAATCAAAATCAAATAGATGAGTTAATTAAGTTAAATACAGAAACAGAAGTTAACAATATTGTTAAAAGTTTAGGATTAAATTCTCCATACATAACAATGAAGTTGAAGAATTACGCAATTAACTCAAGTAATTATTTGTCATTTTTGGAGAACATATCAAACCAAGGGACTGGAAGAGCATGGCAAGATTTTATTAGGGATTTTTATGTAACACCATACTTGAGAAATTTGACTGAAAATTCATTTGCAATTCTGAATTTAGATGAACAGGGTAAGCTACCTCAATCCACAGCACAGTCTTTAGCATTGGAAAGTTTGGTAACAAATTCAACGAACATACCAAATGTGACAGATACTATCCCTTTCACGGACCCTCAGTGGAATATAAAAAATTTATCGAACGGAGATGGGTCAACTTTGGATGAAGTATATAACACCAACCGAGTTCTTACAATTTTTGACGCTAGAAAAATAATATCAAATTTCAACAACATTTATAACGTCAATGAAAAAAGACCAGTTACAAATTTTTCATATCTAAAAAATGACAACCCTAATTCAACAGTTACTGATTTGGCTGACAATGATGTTAGTTTGAGTTCTTTTTATCAAACGAGAACCCCGATTGACTTCATGGCGACCGAGGGTTACTATATTCACACCCCACCAACTTTTTCTGAAGATGTCCCGTTAGAAAACGAGTTTCCGAGATTGACAACTACGTCAATGTTGAACACACCATATTTTGTTAATGCAATACAGAATGGGGTTCAGAACCAAAGAGCGAGCTTAGCGTATCCATACGTTCAAGCAGGTTATCTTTTTATAAATTCTTTACCTTTAGCTTCCTTGAGAGAAAAATATAAAACACAAGCCAATGGTGCCCAAACTGATTTAGATTATATTGCATCATGTTTCAAAAAATTTGGTGCAATTCACAAACTACCCTATGCTTGGATTTTGAAATTTGGTTCGATATGGCATAGATACAAAGTCTACAAGCAATCGAATACAGATATATTACAAACAGCGTGGACAAATTTTAATCAAGTTCAAAACTTTTCGCCAATACAGAACTCTCCAAGTCAAACTTATTCATTCAAATATGGAACTGCTGATAGAGAAATTGCTTTGGAAAAAACAGATACAACTAATGTGAATCTACAGGTTGGATTTTACCCTAAAGTGATAAATGATTTTTATAAGTTTTGTATAGGTTATGATGTATATAAAGACTATACAAATGCCGAAATTCAGAACACCATTAAAGGTGGTATGAAAGTCTACAACTACGTTCAATCGAATATACAAACCCAACAGGAAGATAAAGTTCTGAGACTTACAACTTGGTCCGTTCTAATCCCTGGTGGGATTTCATCTACTGAGGAAAATTGTGGAACTGATAGTGTGACGAAACAAACAATTTATTTTGTTGTTCCATCCTTCGGTTCTTCCGTTAACCAAACATCAGACGAGTGTATTGTAAATACAAATAATCAATCAAGTACAGTTGTTAATTTAAATAATAATAGTGCGGTTTACAACGGTTCTGTAAGAACAATGTGGTCGGCTCCTAACTATGGGTATTTTGACGGTTCAGCGGTTGTCAAACCAACTCCAGAACAATACGTTAATAGAATTTTACCTAACACTGACGAACAATCACCATTCATATTATTAGATTCTAATGAGTATTCGAACATTGAAGAGATTTTTTCGGTTTTCGATAAAAAAATATTAGATAGTTTTGAACAAGAGTTTTTAAACTTCTGTAAGCCAATTACTGATGCAGATACAGCACCAACAAATCTTGGTATTGGTGAAACCTCAGTATCAGGTGATATTAATTTTAGAAACTTCCAATCCTTATTCAAAAGTTTGATTACCGTGATTCCACAACTTCCGGCAACAAATGAAACAGAGTATTTCAACGAAGTTATAAATTTACAATATTCAAATTCTCAGAACACACTCAGAGCCTTCATGGAATATGATGTTCTTTTTAAATATGGAAATCCTTCAAATTACAAGAGAAGAACTTTGGATTCCTACCTTTCACATGGTGGACAACCTGAGGTTACTGACCCTATACAATTTCAACCATATGTTCAAGGTTCTTTACCGAGTATAGGCGGGTCAACAACATTGACTCTTTCAAAGACACAAAATGTTGATGCTTGGTTAGCTTTGGAACTTGAAGTTGGATTCTCATCCATACCGAGTGTTGAGTATTCTTCGAATGGTTCTTACATAACTGATTTCTTCATAGATAACAACATCGAATTTACCTTACCCAACGTTACAATACTGAGTCCTATAATAAAGATGTATGCAACTTATAAGTTGAGTAATCCAAATTCTACCGTCGCTCAGTTCAAGAACGCTCTACAGGATTTACTAAATTCTGAGGAATTATTACAAAGTAATTTCTTGAATGACCTATTGGCTAAGCTTAACAAGGCATTACCAAATCAAAGTCAAATACCTCAAGGAACGATAAATAGTGTTTTTACGGGACAACAAAGTAAAGTCGAGAACTGGGAAGTGTTCAAAGCCTTAAATGATAAATGGATTGCTGGTGGTGATTACAAAACAAAAACTCTATTCGAAGACATTTTATTCTTGGATAGGGCTTCAAGAAACATTGGACAGACCGTTCTCTTAGATATCTTCGAGTTGAAAAATATGATTGGAAGAAACTCTCTGAATAATGCCATGAGTATCTTCACTTTGATAAGTGGTATTCTAATTAAGAATAACTTTACAGTAATGAACCTTCCGGCTTATGTAAACTTCTATAATATTCAAGATGTGGACGGAACAACAATACCTCAACCTGAGGGTTCTTTGGAATTTGCAAATAACATGTGGGGAACTTTCTTGAATGTTGATTATAGAAATTCATCACCTAAAATGGTTTGCACATATGTTGGAAAACCATCACAATATTTGGATTTACCAAAAGGAAATTTCAGATTTCGTGATGATGGATTTGAAATGAGAAGGGCGTCTGAAAATCCTTTGATTGAGAATCAGGAGGGAAAAAAAGACTGGGCGACATCAAATAAGTGCGTTGGTTTTAATGTCGATATCGGAAATAGAAATCAAAACATATTCTATTCATTCCAAGTCGAGCAAGCGTCAGGAGTGGCAACCTCGGAATCAATTAACACTCAATTGAATATTGTAAACCAATCCACAGGTAGAAATGTCGCAACACAAAACGTGTCACTCTATAATCTTTATAAACAAAGAAGTTATAAATGTTCTGTGGTTTGTTTAGGAAATGCTATTATTCAACCAACAATGTATTTCAATTTGAGACATGTCCCAATGTTTAACGGACCTTATCTGATTGATAGTATCAACCACTCTATACAGCCTGGAAATTTCCAAACAACCTTTACTGGTATCAGACAAGGAATTTATGATTTACCTGCAATTGATTCTTTCCTACAAAGTATTAATCAAAACTTATTAACAAGATTGGAGGCAATTTTGAAAATTAAGAAAGACGTTCCTAAACCTATTGCTAATACACAACAACAGAAAACAGACGAAGTAGTTCAGGTTTCAAATAATACATTGGATGCTCAAAATAGTTGCACATCAAAAGTTGACGTGATAACATATCAAGGATATGAGGTTCAATCTGGAACCGTAACAGAACTCACACCTCAGAAGTTCAAGGAGGCATTGGAAAGAGAAATTCCTGGTTCAGACAACACATTATTGAGATTCTACATATATGCGATTTCATATGTGAATAGTTTTGTCAAAAGCTCGAACACAGATGCGGGAAAGTTTGTTGGATATAATCACAACTTTTCATTATTATCACTCGATAAAAATTTCCAACCAATTCAAACAACAAATTTATATTTCAATAAAAAATATTGTTGTGTTAACGTGACATCCTCAGGTTCGTCAAATTCATTACCAATTGCTGCATTCAATAGTCTCAAGGAATATATTGGTTTTATGAGGTCTAGATTGGAAAACAATTTGGAAAGAATTAGACAATTGAAATTAACAAAATATTACGTGTGTTATTGGCCGAAAGAGAGTGTTGCTGAGAACTACTACGAGTTGAATGCCGAGTCAGAATTTTCAACGGTGATTGGAACAATGCAAGAAGCCTATGTTTCTGCGGTTCAACTTGGAATAATACCAAAAGAATTAGCAGAAAAGAATGATAAGGAAGCAAAAGAGATTCAAAAAGATACAACAGTCCCTACACCTCCACCACCTAATCCTGGACAAACATGCCCACCTCCAATCATAACAACATTTGCGCCAACGATTGGTAACTCAGGAACAATAGTTCAAATCAAAGGTAACTGCTTGGATTCAACAATAGCCGTATTCATAAACGGTGTTCAAGTTGAACCGAGAAATATAACCATAGTCAATCCTCAAACTATTAGAGTAGTTGTCCCCGAAGTGGGAACTACAGTATCAACAGGAAACATTAAAGTCGATACTTTCTATGGAACATTTACAACAGTTTCTACTTTCAATTTTGACCCATCAATTTCACCATCAGCGGCTTCATCTCCAGGTTCATATGTAAACAACGCAAGTAATGTTACTGCGGCTGCATCAGGTGTTATTACTAATCCACAACAGACTGGACCAAATCCTCTTGAGATTATAACTCAAACCAAAAACACAATTGGTGGTGATGAGTTGTTAGTTGTTAAAATATCTCCTAATAGTGGAACGTGGGAGATGGATGACCAACCCGTAATGTCCTACACATTATATACAATAAAGAAGGGTCCAAATAATTCAATCACAAGAACTGTTGAAAGTAGACAAAACACTAGACTTGTTGGTTTCGTTTCTCAAGATAAACAAACATTCACCTGTTCGAGAGCGGCATTAATAAGTGCTGAGTTTCAGGGTGAACTTGAGGACTATGAGGGCGACGAAATAGAAATAACAACACAAATTAAGATATTAGCTAATAATACGTCAACACAGGAAACAGTCCGACAAAATTACAATTTTTTAATTTATGTTCCACCTGCAACCCCATCGACCCAAACACCGCCAGGCTCATTAGTTATAGTGAGTAATACTAACAGTGGTGAACTACCTAATTTTTCGGGACCCGACATCTACAATATTAAAAAACCTACGGGAGGTTATGTTACTTTACAATTCAGTTGTCCGAACTTGATTCAGAAAGGTGAATTTGAGTTAGTTTTAATACCTGAGATAGAAATTCAGTCCATTGTAATAACAAATAATCCTGGCACAAAATATACTAATTTGGTTGAGACAAGTGCAAAAGGTAGATTCCAAGCTTCCGTAAGATATAAATCGAGCAGTTATACACACATCTTCCCGAACACATCAGACCCTGTTCCTATAAATGCCGGAGCAACAAGTCCTCCTTTCACTTTATAACATAACAATATATTTATAATAAAGAATTTTATGAGTTTAAAATCAACATTGGACAATTATTTAGGAAAATCGGTTAAATTTTCTGAAGAAGATTTGGGTGATGGAACTAAACAAGTTTGCGACTTAGAAACAGGAGACTGTTACGTAGTTAGAGAAAGAGATGGTCTAATCGAAAGAGCCGGACACATGCAAACTGCAAACAGAAAAGTAAGGGTTGAAACTTCAAGAGGTATAAAGCAATTACTAAATGGTTAAAACTATGAGTTTAGATAGAAAAATTATTAGCGAGATTGAACGCTACAGACAAATTAACAAATACATTGTAGAACAAGCAGAACTACCATTACCTGAAGACCCAGGTGCAATTCCTCCTCCGCCAGCAGCACCCGAAGCCGGAGCGGTTCCCCCACCACCAGCTGGTGAGGAACCAGCTACAGACACAGCACCTCAACCTATTGATGTAGAGAATGACCCTGACGTAGAGAAAATTGACGATGAGGGAAAATCAGAAGAGGGTGAAGGTGATGGAACTGAAGAGGTAGAAGTTACTGATTTAGTGGATAGTCAAAAAAACATCGAAAAGAAACAAGATGAGTATTTTAATAATTTATTTGGTCAATTAAATAACCTCGAATCCAAGCTCAAGGAAATGGATGGACTTATGTCTAAACTTAACTCTTTGGAGATGAAGATTGAAAAGTATAGAGAGAAAACTCCACAAGAAAAGTTAGAACTAAGAACATATGATTCATATCCATTCAATCAAAAACTTACAGACTTTTTTGAGGATAAAAAAGAAGAGATGGAAAAAACAGGTAAACATGATTATGTGTTAACAACGGATGATGTTAAAAACATCAACGTGAATGATATCAAAAACTCATTCCAACCTGGTGATGTAGATAGTTACGAAAACGAATTTAACAGATAAAATAAAGGGACTGAAAGGTCCCTTTTTAATTTGACATATAGGGATTTCCCAATTATAATTAATAAACAATAAAAACAATTCAAAATGACAAATGTATTAGATGCCGTATTGGCGCAGTATGAAAAAAATCAAATCGGGGGCGGGGCCCAATCCAAAATGTCGCAAGACGAAAGAATGAAAAAGTATTTCGCTTTAATCCTTGGTGATAAAGAGAAATCAGGTCAGAGAAGAATTAGAATTCTCCCTACACAAGATGGTTCCTCACCATTCAAAGAGGCTTGGTATCACGAAATCCAAGTAGGAGGTCAATGGCAAAAGTTCTATGACCCAGGAAAAAACGACAATGAGCGTTCTCCACTTAACGAAGTTTATGAAGAATTGATGAGCACAGGTAAGGAATCTGACAAGGAACTTGCTAAGCAATACAAATCTCGTAAGTTTTACATCGTAAAAGTTATCGACAGAGATAACGAAGCTGATGGACCAAAGTTTTGGAGATTCAAACACAACTACAAGAACGAAGGTATCTTAGATAAAATCATTCCAATTTGGAGAAACAAAGGTGATGTTACTGACCCTGAGAATGGTCGTGACCTTATCATCGAACTTGCTAAATCCAAAACACCTAAGGGTAAAGAATACACAACCGTATCTGCGATTATGTATGATGACCCGGCTCCTGTTCATACAGACAAGGACCAAGCTAAAGAGTGGATTAACGATGAGTTAAGTTGGACTGATGTATACAGTAAGAAACCTGTTGAGTACCTTGAGGCAATCGCAAGAGGTGAAACTCCAAAGTGGGATACTGAAAAAGGTGGATATGTTTATGGTGACAGCACAGTTTCTGAGGAAACACTCGGTGGTTCATCAAAACCAACTACCAAAAAGGTTCAAGACCCACAAGCAGATTCTGAAGTAGACGAAGATTTACCATTCTAATTTTATAACAAGGGCGGTGTTGAGCCGCCCTTATTTTTATGTAACACAATATGGCTATTAAGAAAAACGATTTCGGTAATTTAAAAAAGAAGTTCTCAACTTCAGCAAGATATAAACCACAAAGATTTTTGGACTTAGGTTCTGACTTTTTGGATGCAGTTGGACTTCCAGGTCCCGCAGTTGGACATATCAACATGTTCCTCGGGCACTCAGATACAGGTAAAACAACTGCAGCCATCAAAGCTGCGGTAGATGCTCAGAAGAAAGAAATACTTCCTGTATTCATAATCACAGAACAGAAATGGAGTTTTGACCACGCCAAACTTATGGGTTTCCAATGCGAAGAAGTTGTTGATAAAGAAACAGGCGAACTTGATTGGGATGGATTTTTCTTATTCAATAACAATTTCAGTTACATTGAACAAATCACAGACTACATCAATCAACTCCTTGATGCACAAGAAAAAGGGGAATTGAATTACAGTTTATGTTTTATATGGGATTCAGTTGGTTCTGTTCCTTGTAAAATGACATACGAAGGTAAAGGTGGTAAACAACACAACGCATCTGTGTTATCAGATAAAATTGGTATGGGTATCAACCAAAGAATCTCAGGCTCTAGAAAGGCAGACACCGAATACGAAAATACACTTATTATTATCAACCAACCATGGGTAGAACTACCCGACAATCCTTTTGGTCAACCAAAGATTAAGGCTAAAGGTGGAGAATCAGTTTGGTTAAACTCATCATTAGTTTTCCTTTTCGGAAATCAAAAAGGTGCTGGAACTACCAAGATTACTGCTACCAAAGACAAACGCTCAGTGAAATTTGCAGTAAGAAGTAAAATCTCAGTTATGAAAAATCACATCAACGGATTGGGTTTTGATGACGGAAAGATTATTGTTACTCCTCACGGGTTCTTGGCTGGTAAAGATTCAACCGAAGAAAAAGCGTCTATCGAGGCCTACAAAAAAGAATACGCCGACTATTGGAAAGATATTATCGGTGCTGAAGGGGATTTTACACTCACAGAAGAAAAAGAAGATTGATTGTTCACCATTAAATTGAATATGTGACGAAGACATTGTTGGTGGATGGGGACAACCTATTCAAAATTGGATTTCACGGGGTCAGAGACCTTTATAGTGACGGTTCTCATATAGGTGGAGTATATCACTTCATCAACACAATCAGGAGATTTTTAGAGATGCATAATCACGATAAAGTGATTGTATTTTGGGACGGTGATTCTAACTCATCAATCAGAAAATCTTTATACCCACAATACAAGGGTAATCGTCGTCAAGACATGAATGAATACAAATACGAATCTTACTTGCAACAAAAGGCAAGAGTAAAGATGTATTTGGAGGAGGTCTATGTGCGACAAGTCGAAATGATTAACAATGAAGCTGACGACCTAATATCCTATTATACTCAAATAGCGACCGATGAAGAGATTATCATATTCTCGGCAGACAAAGACTTAACACAGTTAATTAACCCAAGGGTGACCATCTATTCACCCGTAGGTAAAGGTTATCTAAAGAACGGGGATAAGGTAACAATCAATAAAGTGGATATTCCACATTACAACGTTACTTTGACAAAAATCATGACAGGTGATAAGTCAGATAATATAGATGGTATCGAAGGCCTGGGTGAAAAAACTTTAGTAAAACTTTTTCCGATTATGCTTGAAAAACAATGCACTATCGAAGAAATATTGGATTATGCACGAAATATCCCGCAAAAAAAACCTATTAAAAGTTTATCTAATATTTTGACAGGAAAGACAAAAAGCGGTATACTTGGAGAACAGTTCTACAGAATAAATAAACAAATTGTTGATTTGAATACACCCCTAATAACCGACGAAGGTAAAACCTTAGTAGAACAAATCTACACAGACACCATAGACCCAACAGATAGGGGATATAAAAACTTAATGAGATTGATGATGGAGGACGGACTCTTCAAATATCTCCCCACAAATGATGAGGCATGGGTTAATTTCCTCAAACCTTTTTTAAAATTAATAAGAAAAGAAAAACGAAAGAAATGATAGACTACACTTTATCAGATAAACTGAAAATTCAGTATCAAACTGCGAAACCTTTTCCATACATTGTGATTGATAATTTTTTACCAGACTTCTTACTAAAAAGTTGTTTAGAAGAAATTAAAAAACACAAGAAATGGTTTTCTAATGAAGAAGAATGGGTTGAAGAGTTTGAGAAAAACAAATTATATTACCCAACACATTCTACCGATATGGAAGAGTTTAAAAACTACCTTCCTATTACCAATATGATTACAGAGTATATGAATTCAGAACCATTTATTAAATTTTTAGAAAATTTAACAGGGTTTGAGAAATTATATAGAGACCCTATAATGTTGGGAGGGGGAATACATAAAATAAATAAAGGGGGTAAGTTATCTATTCACATTGATTATAACCAACACCCTGGTAAAAAATGGAAACGTAACTTAAATCTATTACTTTATTTAAATGAAACTTGGTTGAAAGAATGGGGAGGTAATTTAGAGTTATGGGGTGGAGACCCTTGGAAAAAAGAAATAGAGATAGAACCAATATTCAATAGAGCGGTTATTTTTTCTATTGAAGATGCACCTCATGGGCATCCACTACCATTAAAAACACCTGATGATGTGTCAAGATATTCATTAGCACTTTATTACTTCACCGATGAAGAAGTAAAAAACAAACACACAGTTATCTTCTACAAAGAAGAAGAATTGGGTATAAATGAAACAGATAACTTATTTAAATTTTAAGCAAATACAAACAAAAATTAAACAAACATGAAAGAGCAAGACAGCACAAAAATGGAATTTCTATTGACCCTCAATGAAAACATTGTTGTTCAGAGGTTTTTTAATGTTCGTGGTTACAACCCGAAAGCTAAGAACTCTATGGAACTTTATGGATTCATGAAGGCATTCAGTGAGGAACTCCATTATTATCTAAAAATGAAGACTGTGATTTACATGATGGATAACAAGGACGCCATCAATGATAATCCAGCAATTATGGAAACATCGTTCACAGAAGGTCCTGAATTTTTCAACCTTTATGTCAAGTTGGGCGACACGACAATTTGTCATAGAAGAATTGATGGAAAACTTTATCCACCAAAAGTTCGTTATACAGTTGACGTAAGACCATTCTTGAAAGAATTACTTAGAGAATTAACTGACATTTTTTCAGCAAAAAAATTAACTCACGAGTATTTGGAATTTGACCTTATCTAAGGACTATTTAAATTATAAGGGGGGAATCACAGAGAGTTTATGAATAAGAATTTTGACTACTTAGGTAATACATTTCAGATACAATTAATAAATCAAATAATCCTTGATAAGGACTTTTCAAGTTCAATCTTGGATGTTATTGAGAGTTCATATTTCGATAACAAATACTTTAAAATCATTATTCAAATGATTAAAGAGTATTATGTAAAATATGAATCAACACCAAACTTCGAAACTTTAGAACAAATTATAAAGTCCGAGGTTAGTCAAGAACTTGTAGCTAAAATTGTTTTAGATACTCTCAATCAAGTAAAAGATGCACCATTAGAAGGAACTCAGTTCGTTCAAGAGAAGGCATTGAAATTCTGTAAACAACAAGAGTTACAGAAAGCAATGGACAAGGCACAAAAGATAATCACTGAGGGTGATTTCGAATCCTACGATAAAGTCGAAGGTCTTGTTAGAGAGGCTCTTCAAGTTGGTGAAATCGAGAAAGGACAATCAGACGTATTCAACGATTTGGAAAATGTTCTTGTTGAAGATTATAGACACCCAATTCCAATGGGTATTGCAGGAATTGACAAACTACTCAAAGGTGGTTTAGCGAAAGGTGAGATTGGTGTTATCTTGGCACCAACAGGTGTTGGTAAGACAACCGTCCTCACAAAAATTTCTAATACAGCTTTCAATATGGGATATAACGTTCTTCAAATATTTTTTGAGGACAACCCAAAAATTATCCAAAGAAAACATTTTACCATTTGGACTGGCATAGAACCCGATAACTTGGTTTTCCATAAAGAAAAAGTTATGGAAAAAATTACTGAGATTAAGGAAACGATGCAAAACAAATTAGTTCTTAAGAAATTAGCTTCAGATACAATGACCATGAATCAAATAAAGAATCAGGTCAGAAAAATGATAGCGGATGGAACAAGGATTGATATGATAGTAATGGACTATATTGATTGTGTTCTACCAGAATCAAGTGCTAAAGACGAATGGAAAGCCGAAGGTTCAATTATGAGAGCATTCGAAGCCATGTGTCATGAACTTGACATAGCTGGTTGGACAGCAACCCAAGGTAATAGAAGTTCAATCTCATCTGAGGTTGTTACTACTGACCAAATGGGAGGTTCAATTAAGAAAGCCCAAGTCGGTCACGTCATCATAACCGTGGCAAAAACACTACAACAAAAAGAAATGAACTTAGCAACTATTGCAATTACTAAGTCTCGTTTAGGTAAAGATGGTGTTGTATTCGAAAACTGTAAATTCAACAACGAATTACTTGAAATAGATACGGAATCATCTGTAACCTTCTTAGGTTTTGAAGAACAACAAGAAGAAAGAAAAAGAGATAGAGTTAAGGAGCTTCTCGAGAAAAGAAAAGAAAGAGAGCAACAAAAAAATCCATAATTAAATATCTACTTTATAACAAAAAAACTTATTTTTTTTTAATTAATTTTGTGGTCGGAAAGTGTTCGACCGCATATTTATCATAAAAATCGACGATTTTTTGATAAAAACTTACACAACAAAAACTACAAAAAATGGACATTTCGAACAGGATTTTATCGGAGATTACAGTATACATGAAGTATGCTAAGTATATTCCCGAACTTAAGAGAAGAGAAACGTGGCAAGAATTAGTCACAAGAAACATGGAGATGCATATCAAAAAGTATCCCAAACTAGAAGAAGAAATCAGAGAGAACTATAAATACGTTTATAGAAAACAAGTTCTTCCTTCAATGAGGTCAATGCAATTTGCAGGTAAACCCATTGAAATTTCTCCAAACAGAATTTACAACTGTGCATTTGCACCGATTGATGATTGGAGAGTATTTTCTGAAATCATGTTCTTACTCTTAGGTGGAACAGGTGTTGGATACTCAGTTCAAAAACACCATGTTGAGTTGTTACCTGAGGTTAGAAAACCAAATAAAGAGAGAGGTAGAAGATGGTTAGTTGCAGACTCTATCGAGGGATGGGCTGATGCTGTTAAAGTATTAGTCAAGTCATACTTCTTTGGTGGTTCTCATATCGAGTTTGATTATAGTGATATCAGACCAAAAGGTGCTAGACTTGTAACATCGGGTGGTAAGGCTCCTGGTCCTCAACCACTGAAAGAATGTCTAATCAAATTAGAAGGTATTTTAGAAGCGAAAGAAGATGGAGAAAAATTAACTCCAATCGAAGTTCATGACATGGTATGTCACATTGCGGACGCAGTGTTAGCTGGTGGTATCAGAAGAGCGGCTTTGATTTGTTTATTCTCAGCAACTGATGAAGATATGATTGGTTGTAAAAGTGGTGCTTGGTGGGAACAAAATCCACAAAGAGGAAGAGCTAATAACTCAGCAGTATTGATGAGACACAAAATTACAAAGGACTATTTTATGGACCTTTGGAAAAGAATCGAAGCAAGTGGTGCTGGCGAACCTGGTATCTACTTAAGTAATGACAAAGATTGGGGAACTAACCCATGTTGTGAAATTGCACTTCGTCCTTTCCAATTCTGTAACTTGACTGAAGTGAACGTTTCAAATGTCGTATCTCAAGAAGATTACGAAGATAGAGTTAAGGCTGCTTCTTTCATTGGCACTCTTCAGGCAGGATATACTGATTTCCATTATCTAAGACCAATTTGGCAAAGAACTACAGAAAAAGATGCCCTTATTGGTATCTCAATGACAGGAATTGGCTCAGGAGCGGTTATGGGTCTCAACATGAAATCAGCGGCTAAAGTGGTAAAAGAAGAAAATGAAAGAGTAACATCCCTAATTGGTATTAATAAGTCGGCTAGAACCACAACAGTAAAACCGGCAGGAACTACCTCACTAACACTTGGAACTTCATCAGGTATTCACGCATGGCATAACGATTACTATATCAGAAGAGTTAGAGTTGGTAAAAACGAAGCAATATACACACACCTAAAGAATAATCATCCTGAACTTGTTGAAGATGAATATTTCAGACCACATGACACTGCAGTTATTAGTATACCACAAAAGGCACCTGAAGGGTCTATCTTAAGAAATGAATCACCCATTCAACTCTTAGAAAGAGTTAAAAAGGTTCAACAAGAATGGATTAAACCAGGTCATAGAAATGGTTCAAATGCACATAACGTATCTGCAACAGTTTCTATTCGTGAACATGAATGGCCGGCAGTTGGTGAATGGATGTGGGAAAATAAGGAACATTATAATGGACTTTCAGTTTTACCTTACAATGGTGGAACATATATTCAAGCACCTTTTGAAGATTGCACAAAAGAAAAATACGAAGAGCTATTACAAACGCTAAAAGATGTTGATTTGTCAAAAATTGTTGAAAATGATGATGATACTGATTTAAGTGGAGAACTAGCATGTGCTGGAGGAGCTTGTGAGATTACATTGGTATAACCTATGAAAAATAATGAAGATAAAAGGGTCGAGCCTAAAAAACTTGACCCTTCTTATTTCTACGAAGAGAACGGTAGAATAGTGTTCACAGAGAATTATCACACTAACAGAGGATATTGTTGTGGAAATAATTGTAGACATTGTCCATTCGAACCGAGAGCTGAAAGAGGAAATACTATATTAAAAAAATAATCCAACTATATTTATACAATATGGCAGATGGAATTACATATGGTATAAATTTCCCCTTTAGGGATTCGAGGAAAGGAGACTACTTAGCACTTACTGAATTTGAGGCTCAGGAAATCAAAGCTGACCTTCTACATTTAATTCTTACAAGAAAGGGTTCGAGATATTTTCTACCAGAATTCGGAACGAGACTTTATGAATTTATATTTGAACCTTTCGATGGGTTGACATTTGCAGCAATCGAATCAGATATCAGAGATGCGGTTTCCCAATTTATGCCAGAGTTACTTTTGAATAATATAACAATAGAACCTGCTGATATCCAAGAGGAAATCGATTCAGCCAATACTCCAAACATCGCAGGTCCTGGTGATATATCAATATATCGTTTCCCGGGTAAAGGGACTTCTGAATATACCGCAAAATTAAGAATTGACTATTCAACCGAAAGGAATGCGTTTGGTCAAAGTGATTTTATAATTGTCAATATTTAAAATAGATGGCGAACAGAAAAATATCATATACTACAAGAGATTATCAAGCAATAAGAACCGAGCTTCTTAATTACGTCAGAACATTCTACCCTGAATTAATTCAGGACTTTAATGATGCATCTGTTTTTTCAGTGTTCTTAGACATGAATGCCGCGATTGCCGACAATTTACATTACAATATCGATAGAAGTATTCAAGAAACAGTATTACAATACGCACAACAAAGGTCATCTGTTTATAACATAGCAAGAACTTATGGATTAAAGGTTCCTGGTCAAAGACCTTCAGTTGCACTTGTTGACTTTTCAATTACCGTTCCAGCCTTTGGAGACAAAGAAGATGAAAGATACCTCGGAGTTTTAACGAGAGGTTCACAGTTTACCGGTGGTGGGATTGTTTTTGAAAATATTAATGATATTGATTTTGCATCACCATACAACTCTCAAGGTTTTCCAAACAGATTGAAGATACCAAATTTCAACGCAAACAATGTCTTGATAAATTATACAATTACCAAGAGAGAACTTGTCGTAAATGGTATTACAAAGGTTTTCAAAAGGGTTATTACCCCGAATGATGTAAGACCATTCTTAGAGTTATTCCTACCTGAAAAAAATGTTCTAGGTATCACAAGTGTATTGTTGAAAAATGGAACTGAATATACTAACATCCCTTCAGTTGCTGAATTCTTGGGGGCACAGAATAGGTGGTATGAAGTTGACTCATTGGCCGAAGACAGAATCTTTGTTGAAGACCCGACCAAAGTTTCAGACCAGCCTGGTATAAAAGTAGGAAGATATATTCAAACTCAGAATAGGTTTATTTCAGAATACACAGCCGAAGGATTCAAAAAATTAACTTTCGGAGGCGGAACAAATACCGCACAAGATGCATTAGATGAATTTACAACTTTAGGTTTGACTGCTGAAATACAAAGATACTCTAATAATATGTCTTTGGGTGCGGCTTTAGTCCCTAATTCGACACTGTTTATTCAATATAGAATCGGTGGTGGATTGGCAACAAACTTGGGAACAAATGTAATCAATCAAATCGGAACGGTTTCGTTTTATGTTAACGGACCATCAGAATCGACTAATTCGTCAGTGGTTAACTCATTGAGATGTAATAACGTAACAGCAGCTGTTGGAGGTGCTGGAGTTCCAACAGTAGAAGAGGTTAGAAACTATGTTTCATTCAACTTTTCGGCACAAAAAAGAGCTGTTACGGTTCAAGATTATGAATCATTGATAAGAACAATGCCATCACAATATGGTGCACCTGCCAAAGTTTCAATTACCGAAAATGATAATAAGATTCTCATCCAATTATTATCATATGACACCTCAGGAAAACTAACAAGTATTGTCTCAAACACGTTGAGACAAAATGTTGCAACTTATCTTTCTAATTACAGAATGATGAACGACTATATTTCGATTTTGACTGCAGAAGTAATTGACCTTTCTTTTGAAATTTCAATTGTTCTCGACTCCGCACAAAATTCAGGACAAGTTATTACCGCTGTAGTGGATAGAATCTCTGCATACATGGACCCACTCGGAAGAGAAATGGGTCAGAATGTAAATTTATCTGAACTCGAAAGTATTGTTCAAAACCAAAACGGAGTTCTGACAGTTGCTGACGTAAAAGTTTTTAATAAAGTAGGTGGTCAATATTCTTCAGCCGAAACGTCAATGGAATATTCAGACCCAGAAACAAAACAGATACAACCTGTAGACAATACAATCTTTGCACAACCCTCACAGGTTTACCAAGTTAGATACCCAACAAAAGATATCAAAATCTTAGTTAAGAATTTCCAATCTGTAACCTTTTCTTAATTAGTTTATTTCGTAATCAATTCACTTATTTTTAAGTGGTGTGTGATTTCGTCTTTGAAAATTACAGTTAAACTATTTATTGAAAAACTAGTTGATGGGTCAATCCTATAGAATAAGAACCGAATTAGGTGTAAACAAAACAATTAATGTTCAACTCGACCAAGACTTTGAATTTTTAGAAATTCTGTCTTTGACAATACAACAAACGGATGTTTATATAAGAGCTTGTGCTGATTACGGTGTGGTTGTAGGAAGAGTTACTGCTAATAACGGATTTGGATTACCCAACGCAAGGGTCTCGGTTTTTGTTCCTATCACTGAGGTAGACCAATCGAACCCTATCATTTCAAGTATATATCCTTATAAGTCTCCTGAAGACAAAAATGAAGATGGATATCGATACAATCTCCTACCTTACGAAAGGTCACATAGCGGACACAATCCTACAGGAACTTTACCAAGTAGGCTTGATGCATTGACCGCGTCTACGGTTGTTGAGTTATACGATAGGTATTACAAATTTACCGCAAAAACAAACGAAAGTGGGGACTACATGATAATGGGAGTTCCGGTTGGTAATCAACAATTTGTGATGGACGTTGATTTGTCGGACATGGGTGAATTCTCATTGACACCACAAGATTTAATTAGAATTGGAAGGGCAACGGAATCACAAGTGGCGGGAAATAGATTTAGAAGCTCAACTGATTTGAATTCTCTTCCTCAAATTGTAAATTTGAATAGAACAATTGAAGTTAGTCCTTTATGGGGTGACCCTGATGTTTGTCAAATAGCAATCAACCGACTTGATTTTGATTTGAGGGATGATGCAAACATTGACATACAGCCTACTTCTGTTTTCATGGGTTCGGTTTATTCCACACCTGACAAGTTTAGGTTAAGACCCGATTTGAAATTAGGTTCTATAACAATAAGGGGTGGTAAACCGAGAGATAATTTCGGTAACCTATGTTCACTTGTTGCAGGACCTGGTCAAATACTTGCAGTAAGACAAACAATTAATACTGACTTGAGCGGCAATCCAATTCTTGAAGAATACAGATTGGAACAAAGTGGAAATTTAATAGACGAAAATGGGGTATGGTTGGTAGAACTCCCAATGAATTTGGATTATTTAGTCACAAACGAGTTTGGTGAAAAAATTCTATCAAACGACCCAACGATTGGAATTCCCACTAAGGGAAAATATAGATTTAAAATTAAATGGCAACAATCAAATAGTCTAAGTGAATCTGTCAAAAGACCGTATTTTTTAGTTCCAAACGTTAGAGAGTATGGTTGGAGTAGCACTGCGGTTGACCCAAACAATCCTAATGTTAACCCTCCTTTACAACAAAGAAATCAACTAAAAAGTTCTTATTATTTTGGGCTAGATTGGTCAGGTTATACTAACGGGTTTTCTGTTCAGGACGCAACAACAAAACTTAATGAGATGATAAACTGTGAAGACACATTTTATCAATTCGAATATAATAGAGTTTATACAGTTTCAGGTTTGATAGACCAATATAAAGATGGGGGTAGAGGAAGGTTTATAGGAATCAAAGAAATTGATGATGATTCATGTTCTGACACAGTGAATAAATTTCCGGTAAACGAAGGGTTCAAAAACTTTGACTTTTTATTTTTTATTGTCTCACTTTTACTTCAACTCCTTCAGATTGTTTCAATCCCACTTTTAATTGCACTCCATTTTATAGTCTTCTTTTTAAATCTTTTAAAATAAAAGTTATATCCCTACCGGTATTAACATATCCAGACTGCCAAGGTTGCGAGTGTAAACCAAAAGATATATCTCAAGACCAATCATTAACATCAAGTCAAAGTGGATTACTCTCAAGATTCTCAGATTCAATTCAATATTATGAAAAATTATTAGCAAGCCCTTATGTTCAGTCGTTCGATGAGGATAGTAGAGATGCGGTGGCACTTGCATTCGCAAGTGCTGCGGGTGGAAATGACGGTGACCCATTCAGTAGAAACTCATACAAGGTTATGGATTCAGGGGATGATGGTAGTATTTTTATAGATGGTTGTCCTGTTGATTTTTTCGCTTACTCAAATTATCTCCCCTTAGGTGAAAGAGTTAATATTTTTAACACGAGAAAAAAATATTTTGATGGTGTTAATCGTATCAAAGTTACATTTAATTCACCAAATAATTTGGTTAATCACTTGGATAATACACTTACAATCTTTTTGTCAGACAAACTTGAAACTGGCACATTGTTAAGTTTTGTTAACCCCTTAGATACAACCGACGTTAACTTTAATTTCACAGGAAATACACCACAAACAAGTGGTATTTATGGACAGGCTCTTAATCCTGGTCCATCAACATATAATGTGGGATATTGTGACCCTAACAACCCTTATAGTAACCTCACAACAACCTACCAATTAAATAGAGGTTCCGAGATAACGGGGTATACATATCCGGCGGATATCGAATATTATCAAGTAATTACTGCACTAACAATAAATCAAGCGATAAACTTATTTGGTGGAGCTCCAGATGAATCTTTACCGCAAATTGTAAATTCAGGGACGGTTATTATTGGAAATAATCAGAAACACATTAAAATTCTTGGTATTTGTATCAACACTGGTTGGCTCAACGGATATTACACCAACGAAATTCCTTATTCACAAATTTTCCAAGATTATGGAAATCAGTATATCACAATCTTACAAAGAGGTGTTGACCCGTATTCACCAACCTACGTGAACAAATACGGTTTAGGAGTTCTTTTTGGTTTCAATGACCCTGATGCATTAACCTTGACCGCAGAAACAAGACTTAATATTCCAATCCAGAAACTTAATTCCAATATAATGAGCGTTCAACCATTCACACAAAATGGTCAATCTGAAATATTTTACCCATCTCATTTCTTCAGGGGTGGTATAAATAACACGACTGAAATAGGAAAACAGTGGTCAGCATTCACAACTTTCAACGTGGGATATTATAGTAGTTTGGATAGAACAACTAATCCATCTGGTTCATTAGATTTTTCAAACGGAGTCGTTTCTAGCCCATATAATGGTGCATACTCATCTATTGTAACAACACCTTCACAACGTGTTGGAAAATATAATACAGCTGAAGATATTTCTGGTGCAGCTTTCTTTTATGTTCAAGAATCTGGAAGGAGACCCAAAGATGTAGAAATAACCTATTACACAAATGTGTTCTTACCATCATTTACAGGTAATCCAATGAATATTTCCACTAACACTCTAAATGTGATGAGAACCGACAGATTACCCTCTTCAGATAACTTGGATGGTGGAACTTGGACATTGAATCCCGCTTTGTTACAACAAAACATTGGTTTTGCAATTTATCAAATCTCTGCGTATGGTGAAGGTGCAATTTCAGTGGATGCTTACAGCACAGGTGCGGACATAACAACCGCAGATATTGTAGGACAATACAGTTACACCAACGTTATAGATACATTAAATCTTTGTTCACAAATAGTTTCACTCAAATGTTACGAGGGAAATGGAACGACATTTAAAGTGAATACAGGATGCACTGAAACTGATGCAGTAGTAAGCGGATGTTACCAGTTCTTACGAAGACCACTTTTGGATATTGGAAAAGATATTAGAAATTTTAATGAGTGGGCATATAGATTCCGATTTAACTATGGTTTGTGTAGAGGGGTTTTGTCTCAATCATTTACGAATAATTGGATAAACGGTTCTTTATTTATGTTCCCAATCCAAATAGATGTATTTTTTGATTTGAACAATAAACCTTTGGCACCAAAGTATCCTTCAAGGTTAACTTATTTTGATAGTGATACAAACAATTTTTATTTTAGAAGTAGTCCATTTTTAAGTGGTTCAACATCTTCGAGATTTATAGGTTCCCCCGCAAATACATTAGGGCCACAATATTCAATTAATTCGAGAAATCTTTTATTTCCAACAACAATCATAAATTTGGGTATGAAGGATTCGTTTTACCAAGAAATTATAATGGAGGCATCCGCAAAGGCTTATGTGATGTCAAATCTGAATCCTACAAGTTACTCCGACACATCAGATATTGTAAACCTATTTGTTCTTTCTAGAATCACGAGTGCGACTTTCTTACAACAAATGTTGGGATTGAGAGATAACTCAATCAATAGTTTATTCACGAGGTCATCGACAGTTGGAATTATTCAACCTAAGAATAGGGTGGATGCCGACTTGGTTCAAATGATGTCAATTAATAGTGAAATTGGAATAGTTCCTTTCAGCACAGAATTTTATCCTTTTGATGCAAATGACCCGAACAATGCTGTTGTAGTTTTACAAACCGCAGGTAATAATGTTATGGGAATATTCTTCTCATCCTCAACTGCAGATTTACAGATAAAAGACTATATTTCACCAGGGGTTATTAACTTCAGACCAGCATCTAACGCAAATGCACTGACATATCCTTTCGGTATTAAATCACAAAGAGTTCCTTTTTATCAGTGGGGTTTAGAAGGCGGTAATTCAATTTTTGGAACTGAAAAAAATAATTGGAAAACGAACATATCAGATGGTATTATCTCTTACGAATATCAATCTTTGAGTAGAAGATTTACGAATGCACCATCTTATTTCAGTGGTTCATACAACAACGTAAGTGACATATATCAAAGAGGTTATATTTTTGCTGTTAACCAAAACCAACAATATTCTGCAACGGCTGGAACTTGGACAAACAATTTTATGATTGGTGCTCCAAACCAGTTTTACTTTGGATTAGTTGCAGGTGCGTCTGCTTTGGATAAATTTAAGACAAAATATAGTGCAGATGAATAACTATAAAATTATACCGAGTAGTCTGACTTTCCAAAGTGCTCCTTTTGTTGACCAGGAAATCACCTTGACCTTACAAGAAAAACAACAAGAAATTACTGAATATGATAGAAGTCAAACAATAAGTTTAGCTCAGGTTTATGACGATGAGAGACAGGAATCTACAGTCTTCAGACCGACATTCAAACTTAGTTATTTGTATTCCAACACTTATACAGGAACAACTGAATACATTCCATTTAGAAATAATCTGTTTTATGTAAACCCTGAGGTTTCAACGGTCAGCACAATTTGGAAAGGATTCCCTCAGTTTTATGAGTTTGATTTCTACAGACCCGATGTTAAAGACCAACATTTTCCATATAAATCTAAAAGTGCTTATACCTACAATTGGACATATTATCTAACATATCCTTACGAAAACCAATATAATAAACAATTAACATATTATTCTAATAACACACCAATCAATTGGGTTGCAGGAGACGGAATTCCATTTGAAATATTTAACTCACAACAAAATGGTGACAACATAATAAGTTTTAGATGTATTGCTCCTCATGGAGTTTTACCTAATGAATATGTCGAACTATCACTCACATATAGGAATGAAAAGATTTTCCAAGTATATTCTTTAGGTAACGGATTAGTTGAATCTGACCCTTATATCTTCAATGTTTTAAATGTTGGATACACTGGCTCTACTTTCAACAACGGAACTAGAGGAACTTTTAAAAGAGTTATCAATCCAGATAATCTTAATGAGACTAAATCGAAATACTACATCAAAAAACTAAAGGTTGTGACAAATTTGGACGATATCATTGTAACAAAAGCTGGTTTTGAAAAAAATGTTTTTGGTGAAGAAAGAAAATTTGAATACAGTTCGATTACTCCCAATAAAGTCACGAGGGTTTCTCAGAAGACAAGTAGTAACGCTTATTCGTTCACGTCCGCATACGATTTGGATTTCGCTTCCCTAAAAGATAACAACGGTAGACCGTTAAACGAGATTAATCTAACTGTGATAAATAAAGGTTATTCAGGTTATTTCAATCAGCCTAATAATGGTGTCGGAATAAAACAGGGATGGGAATTCAATCTTTCAAAAAATATTAATCCGTGGTGGGATTTGAATAACACACAGTCAAACTCATCTATTCAAACATCAGCATATACTTTGACAAGTGGTGTAACAAAGACATTCACTTATAATTTAGACTTGAAAAGAGCAGATGTTATTGATGGTGATTTTTGTGAGTGGAATGATTATGAACAAATCGAAAGGGTCATATCAAAATACTATCAAAAAATAAAATACAATCAAAGTGTGTTTCAAACAACAAATAACAGTAATACGAACTCACCTGGTTTTTACTATGAGCCACATATCCCTATGACCATAAGAATATTTTCAGATTACATCGAAACAGGAAATGTCGACGCGATTGAGAATATACCAAGCTGGGCTTTTTATTCTACCCAAGACAGAGAATTCAGATGGAGAGACCTATACACATATGGATTCAAAGATAGTTCAAACAGGGGTGTGGATTATCCTTTCTTTAACACGGCGCATTACCCTTTTGTATCTGCCGTATTTAGATTAATACCTGAGGGAATAGATTACAATGAATCTATTTTAGGTGTAGATGAACCAATTAAACCTTTGATAGATGGATGTGAATAAATTTCAAATTTTAAGAGAGGGGGGAATATCCAAACAAATTAATATTCCGATTCAGATGACTTGGGATTATTTGGGTTTGGATGACTCTATTGATGAATATGAAACTCAAATAGTTAAAGAGGTTATTGGTGATGGTAGAGACTTTGAGGTAACAAGATTTAGTCACGCCCCACATAACAGCCCCTCAATCTTTATCAATCCAACGACGGGCCAAGTAACTCAATCAAATATAGTTGGAGGTTCAGACTCTACTGTATGTAATTATGAATTTTATTTTTATTCAGGTGGTTCGATTAATGATTTGAATAATTGGCAGATTAACTACTTAGGAGAAGGATTTACACCTCAAGACTTATACTACTATAATAACTCATTTACGAACTCGTTTTTTAAGTTGGACCTTTATGACACTCCTGATGAAAAAAGACAAACAAACTACCTAACAATCATCATACCAACCCAACAAGGTCTGAAGATGGACACTCGAATGCAAAGAGCCACAGTCTCAGTAAAGAAACCAAAGTTTATTTTGGATTTCATCGGAGACAAAGAGGGTTTCTTTATCTACTGGTTAAAGAAAAGAGAATTTTTGAACATATCAACATTCTATATGTCAGCCAAGTTTTATAACGCAGGAACTGGTCAATTTACCAAAATGATGACAGGTAGAGGATGGGACCCTCAAAGTTCGACTCCTCCTTGTCAACAACAATGGCCAACTCCATTTAATGTTGATAGAACCTTGGGACCACAGTCATGTATGTCGGTAGGAGAAAGAAATACATTCGACAACACACAATATTTTTATTACACAGTTCAAATAGATTATCCAACACAAACATATCAGGTGTATAATACTGCTGGACAAAGATTGGGAACAAGTATACCCATAAAATGGTTTGAATATATAAATCCATGAGTCAAGATTACTATAAGGTTATTATTTCACCTGAGACCGTAAAAGGGGATATTGCTGTTGTAAATTACAATAATACTTCAGTCGGTGTATATTCTGCAATGACCAAGGTTGTGAGTTCAGGACCTGGTGGGTCCTCGTTATTGAAGGAGGTGTCGGTTCCGATATTACTTAGACAAAGTGCGGTTGATTGTGGCTATTATAGTCCTTTTGACGGAGCGGTATTACAGAAAGATGTTGTGGCGAATTTTTTGTTCTCAGCAACTACTGGAAGTCCAATGACATATTATGTTTATAATACTTCGGACCAATTCCAAAATTTCTTGCAGCTCTCTGCCTACAGAGTCGATTGGGGTGATAATTCACCAAAACAATCAATTACAAATTATGCACCCAATTCAATAAACCATACATATCCCACTCCGCCAGTTGGAACTACAAAAGATTACAAAATCACGTTGGAACAAATCAACCCTTGGGGTGTAACAACTGTCACTAAAACAATTTCAGTTCCTTACAGTAAAGTAACAATATTCAATCCACAAGGTGAATGTTTCTTTGCACCATCATTTGGTAATTGGATTGGAACCCCTGTTTCATATGATTATATATTTTCAGGTGATGCAGAAAACAATGTTCAAGACCAAGTGAGTTCGAAATATATAACAATTCCGTTTACGGTGTCAGGGGTAAGTAGGTCTAGAATCACAGAATTGAAACCTTACGGTAATTTAACAATTAATCAAAGAATCAATTTACCAATCATAAATAATGGGGTGCTGTGGGGTTCAATTACTAATGTTGGAAATGGTTTTACTGCTTACACTATCCAAGACACCAACTATATTGACTATGGAGATGGAACTACAATTTTCTATCAACCATCATCTGGTTTAACCGAATATAACATAACCGCGGTGCCGATAACAAAAAATGAAACTTTGCTTAAAGTAATGGACCAACCTCAGATTCAAACAAACGTATTTGTTGAGAGAGGGAAGAACAGTGCTTACGAAAGGGTCCAAAGACTTGGTGAGGTGGACAACTTGGGTGACATGATAAACTATGGTTATGGTTTTTTTAATGTCATTAAAAAAGATACATAAACTATTTATAGAAAAATAATTTTATATGGCAATTGGCTCATATGGCACGATAAGACCTTCAGATGTTTCACCAGAAGATGTTGAAATCATAATGAATTATACCCCGACAAGAGACGCCACAGATAACTTCGTTTTAAGTAAACTCGATGCTCAAACAATATTGAGACCATATTTCGAAAACACTGAAACAGGAGGAAACTCAGGGGTTGAAGTAATAGGAGGATTATATAATCTAACTCTTCCTGCAAATCAGTTCAATGCTTTGGGAATCTATACTCTATATTTGAGACCAGCTCAGATAAGAACAATAATCACAGATTGTGGTGTTTTAAGTGCATTACCTAATGTCAAAGGACTTGTGATTGACTTAAACAACGTTGACCCACAATTCCTTAACAAATTTGTTCCACAAGGGTTGGTGGGATTCAGAATCGAATATCTTAATCCTGATGGTTCGAAGATTCCAAACTTCTTCAGAGTTGTAACTTCTTGTTTCTACTGTGAGGCGGTGGTTGCAAATGAGGTTAATACATCTCAAAAGTCAATCAGATATAGATACGTTGATAACAATTCTAACTTGTTATTCCTGACGGTATCACCATCTTCATCACCAACAAACAGACCAAATGCAACACCGTATATTGGACAACCTGACCAAGGAATAATAATAACAAACACCTTTTTCAATCCTGTAACTGTTGAAATTGAAATGGTCGAATACGATATATCATCTCTTGCAATTGCACTTTATGGTAATCAAACCAAATCTATCGACGATGGAATCTACACCATCTATGATAGTCAAAATAACATTTACAGACAGTATAACTTGTATGAAATTAGAGACCAATTCAATGCATTATTATATGAGGTTAGACAGAACAGAGGTGATAATATTGATTTCAGTAAGAATTTTACATCAATTACTAGTTAATGGCGACATCAAGAAGAACAACTAAATTTTTCTATCCGCCAAGACCAGGAAGTGGGGCGGCTACCTTCTCTGACAATATTGTAGGATTGCAGACAGTTGAAGGGGGCGGTCTCACGCAAGGTAACTTCGAATTCACAACTTCTATTGTGGAGAAAGTGAATCGTAGATTTAATGTTGGTGCTTTTTCGGAGCCTATAGATTTGGATTATCTTGATGTTGATACACTTGCTGAGAGTAGAAGAATTCAAGCGACTCAATTCAGGGTTTACCCGAACTATGATTTGTCTCAGGTTACAAATTTCACATTATATGGTTCACTATCAAAAAGATTTCAAGTATCAATTACTCATATTATAAGTGTATTTCCTGCTTCTTTAGATATTCAATTTTTGAACGATGATTTCCTAACTGGATTTACAGCACAGAATGTCGCGTATGACCCGATTTATGATGAAACAAGTTTTGAAGTAAGTGTTAATAGAATCAAAAACCCATTTGACGTTGATTATTCTGTAAGTGCGGCCACAAACCTAAACATGAGAGAAATTGGTGTGTCACCTTATAGGAATCTCTACAATACTTACTTAGATTACTGCGTATCAATCAATGATGATATTTTCAAAGTTATTTCATTTACACCCTCTCAAACATTATCAAGTGGTATAATCAAATTCACTGTTTCCGGTGCACCTTTTGGACAAACCGCAACAACAAGTATTCAAGAGTATCAAATAAGACCGAATGATTTCATAGTTGACAGAATTTTTGCTGAGAGTTTGGATGAGGTTGAAAAGTTTCTGATGAATAGATTGGTTAGACCTGAATACACAGCTGTGTTCCAAATACCACAGCAAACGGAAGGGGGTCAGTTTTATACAAACAACCAATCTGTAACATGGCCTAAGGACGGTCCATGGAATTTAGATATTCGTTCTTTCTTATTCGAAGAGTATTTGACACAATTGGAAACAATTGCGGTAAATCTTGATTCATATAAAACAAATTTAATTTCAAGATTTTTTGTTTCAGATTCATTGAAAGAATTTGATACATTAGGAAGGAAAGCCGAAAAGATTTTTCAAATTTACGGAAGAAGTTTTGACCAAGTCAAAAACTTCATCGACGCTTTAGCGTTTATGAACTCTGTAAATTATAATGTTGGTAATGACATCCCATCTCAATTGTTAGTTAACCTATCTCAAACCTTGGGATGGAGTTCAAATTTTTCACCTATTACTGATACGGACTTTTTAGATTCGATTTTTGGAAATACACAAACACCTTCATATCCAGGTTATGCGAGAGCCCTTACACCAACTGAAATCAACTACGCATTTTATAGGAATTTGATTCTCAACTCAGCATACCTTTTCAAATCAAAAGGAACGAGACGAAGTGTTGAGTTTATGATGAGATTGATTGGTGCACCCGAGTCGTTAATAGAATTCAACGAGCACATCTATTTGGCTGACCAAAAAATCAACATGGAACAGTTCGACACACAATATGCGGCCATAACAGGTGGAACTTATGTTCAAAACACACCGGCTTATCTACCAGGTTCTACATATAAAATAAAAGGAAAAACCTTTACAGCCTTCACAACTGTTGACACCTATCAAGATGTTCAGATAAATCTAGATGATTATCCAATAGACGCTCAAGGATTTCCTAAGGCTCCCGTAAATACGGAATCTTATTTCTTCCAATTGGGTGCTGGTTGGTATGAAAGCACACCACAACATAGAAGTCCAGATGAGGTTCAAATTACAGGACAAATCTATACAGGTCAGAACTACGATATTCAAACTCAACTACAACCATTTACATATGGTCAAAAATATCTCGATAGGTTCAGAGATTTTCCTTATATGACCGAGGGATTCAAACTTAAAAAAGTTGTTGACAATAATAAGTCGTGGCTTGAAGAGGATGACAAGATAAGAGTTTCAAGGGATGCTAATTTCAACGCTTATTATTATGCGGACAATGAAAAACTCGTATTGAATGTTAAAAACATAGATTTGTTTTTGAATGCTTCACAAGGACTTGTTTACGACGTTTGGGTTTCTTCAAGAAAATACGACTACCCGATTCCTGAATCAGGTCTGACAATTGGATATCCAGTTCCAGGTGGAGTCGACTCAACTTTTATCAAACCCGAACCAAAAAAGAAAACATTCTTCGAATTCTACCAAACTTTTTGGGAGAATATGATTAATACTAGAAACAGACAATATATCACTGATGGTAAAACAGGAGGATATCCAACTCTTCAATCGGTTTGGTGGAAGTATATCCAATCAGAACAAACAGTGGGTATACCAAACAACAAATATACGTATCAAAAACTAATCGACTACATCAACGGATTGGGTCCGTGGTGGATGAAGTTAGTAGAGCAAATGATACCTGCAACCACAATATGGAATACAGGTTCAAGACTCGAAAACTCAATACTACACAGACAAAAATACGTTTATAGAAGACAAAGAGGTTGTGAAATAATTCCTGTGCCAGTTGAGCCTTGTTTTATAATAACAAACATTTTTGATTACACATGTCAAACAGAATATGTTGACTTCAACATATATCCTTGGTTAAATGGTGATACAAATGTATCAAACTTCCAATCGATTTTAGCAAATAGACTAAACATAATGCTCGAAGCACAAGTATTAACCTTAAACGATTGTGTTCAAAGTTCAGTTGAAACAAATTGGTATGTTGATTTGGAAATTGCGGGACAAAAAATTATACAACAACCTTTCTACACAGGGTATGGATTCACGGATGTTCCAACAAATTCAAATTGGAGAAATGCTTTGATTCAATATCTACCAGCAGTCTACGATTATGGGTTTACATATTTCCTAAATGGAAATAATTTATCAATAACTAATTCGACATGCACACCAAGAAACATGAATGAAACAGTCAAACTAAACGTATGTATTAACATAAGCATAAATTGTTAAATTGAATGGCATTATTTGATTATACATTATTAGTAACAGGGGATTGTCAAAATAACGGAAGCGGTGCATTCCAAATCTCTTTCTCAGGTGGTATAGAACCATATACCGTCCAATTTGTTGACCCTTATTATCCGACGGTTACATTAGCTGAAAATGCGCCAGTAACCAAATCAGGATTATTTAGTTCAGTCGTCCTAATGACTGTGAATGATAGCACTTTACCAACAAATCAAGAAATTAATGTTAACATACCTATTTCGAGTGGAGTGTGTTGTAGTGTTCTCGGTGTTCAGAACACCACTTGTGCTGAAAACAATGGTTCTGTTACTGGTTCCTCTAATACGATTTATTCTTCTGCAAATTATTCTGTCTTCTCAGGTGACGGAACACTTGTTCAAACTTTCCTTTCAAGCAACCCAACCGTAATTTTTGAAAATCTTTCGGCCGGAACATATTACTTGGCCGTTAGTGATTTAGGTGGATGCTCAGGTTTTAGCCAAAGTTTTATCGTTGAACAATCTCTTCTCACCAACTACGGTTTATATTCCATACCTAATTCGAGTTGTGGAGGAACCCCGATTGGTAAGATAATGGTCACGGGACTAACGGGACAAGGACCTTTTACTTATTTGTGGTCTAATGGTCAGACAGGTGCAACTGCAACAGGATTGACTGAAGGATTATATTCGGTTGAAGTTAAAGATGGTTTTGGTTGTGTAAACATAAAAGATGCTGCTGTCGTCAACGTCGACCAAATGGGTGCGTTTTTCACAACAGAAACCAATCCAAGTTGTTTCCAAAGCGATGGCTCAATTACTCTCACAATAACAGGTGGAAGTCAACCATATTATTACTCCGCGTCAACAGGCCAAGTTCTCATATCATATGCTCAAGATTTTACGATATCAGGATTATCTGCTGGTGATTACAATTTCTCAGTCACAGATGCTGGACTGTGTCAAATATTCACGGGGACTACTTTACTAACACCAAACGGGATGAGTTCTGTAAGTGTTGTTGGAACTAATTCTTATTGTTCAAGTAATGATGGATTGATAACTGTCACAGTTATAGGAGGACAAGGTCCCTTTACCTACACCTTGGTTGGCGACGGAGGAAACCAAAAAATTATTGTAGGACAACAACAAATTCAAACCTTTGAGAATTTATCTGCGGACACTTACTCAGTATTTGTTGAGGATTCTACAGGATGCCAATTTAGTCAAGAAGTGATAATATTGGCAATTAATAAATTCACACTTTCAACAGAAATCACAGGAACAACGTGTAATCAAAACAACGGAAGTGTAAGAATTACTACATCACCAGGATATACTCTACCATTGGATTATTCAGTTGATGGAATATTGAATGTTGTTGATACAAATTTAACAGCGGTAACATTTAATAACTTAACTTTTGGAAACCATGTTGTTACTGTTACTGACTCAACGGGATGTCAACAAACTCAAACAATTTTCATCCCAAAAGGAGACAACTTAGATTTTAGTTTATATAGTATTAATTGTGGCTCAGGAAACGATGGTCAAATTACCGCATTCATCACTTCGGGCACACCACCATTCCAATTCAATTGGTCAAATAACGTCCCATCTAACCCTCAACAAATTGAAGTTTACAATTTGACAGGAGGAACATACAGTCTTTCTATTGTTGATGCAAATGGATGTTCACTTTCACGCTCAACAACAATTACCTGTGACACCAACTATACATCTTATCAGTGTTATGTTATGGGAGAAGAAATCTTTAACATAGATTCCCCAACTAAACTCGGTTTACTACAAATGTTAAACGAGGGTTACGCTGATTTGACGCAAGACAATACAAACTGTGATTTGATTTCTGCAATATTCACAGCTAAAGTCAATGTCAACCCAGCGGGGTTGAGTGCATCAAGCACTTTCTTCACAGCAACGACTCTGAACAATCCGCCGGGTGATAATTTATGGTATGATACTATAAAGAGTCTACTACTTTCCATACCAGGAATTTTGACTGTAACAATAGACCAAATAAACAACCAAATAACAATTGCAACTAACCCGGCAAACAATTCATTGAATGGTCAAGAAATTGTTGTGGAGTTGTCGATTGTTTATGATATAATTTGTTTAACATAATGGTTCAGGTAAGAATAACAGAAATCACAGGGGGCACTTTTCCAATACAAGCTTTTATATCCGACATATACGGAAATAATCAGTTTTTACTTGGTACAATTAGTGGAGTTCCACCAACTGTTTATTACAATACAACTATTCCTACAATATTTCAGACCGCACCTGAAATCATGTTACGTTTGGTTGATGCAAATGGATGTGAGTCAGTAAAAATACTAGATTGTACATTTGGTTGTACTTTCAATATTACAGTTGAGCTCGAGAGTTGTGTTGTAAATATAGACATTCAAAATGCTGTATGTGGATTCAATATTATTTGTACATGATAAAGTATTTAATAATTTTTCGTTTCGAGATATTCAAATAGATAATCGTGGTATTTATTAAAAAAACCGCGGATGTCCCTTTATAATATTTTTTGTGTCAATACTGCTGAAGGTTGTAATACAGTAGTTACGCAACAGGTCTCGGTTACGGGATGTGTCACTTACATTGTAAGATTATCTCAGAATTCTAATGCCTTAGGTCCATTCGATATCTATTATGGGACTTCGACCTACCTTTCAGCCGCAACTCTTTATGCCTCTGCACAGACAAGAACCGAAATGTTCAACGGAGTTGTTATTACATTTGAATGCGTTACCCCTACACCTACACCTACTCCTACTGTAACACCTACGTTTACACCTACACCAACAAATACAGGAACCCCTAATTCTACACCTACAGAAACACCAACAACAACACAGACTCCAACAACTTCAGAGACTCCAACACAAACTCCAACTGAAACTCAGACACAAACACCAACTCCAAGTATAACTGCAAGCCCTGGTCAAACACCAACTGCAACAGAATCGCCGACCCCAACACAAACGGAGACACCAACAACAACTCCTACACCGACCCCTTCTACTTCTGAAACTCCTACACCAACACAGACGGGAACTCCAACCGAAACCCCATCACAAACACCTACAGAATCACCTACCGCAACACCTGGTGAGACACCAACTCAAACTCCAACTGAAACTAACACACCAACACCATCTGTAACACCAAGCGAGACGCCTACAGAGACTCCAACCCCAACAAATACTGAGACTCCAACACAAACACCTACGCAAACTGAAACTCCAACCGCAACACCGACAACAACACCTACAGCTTCAAGAGCATATTGGGAATATTCATTAGGTTATGATTTATCTAGCTCATTAACATCGTGTGGTAATTTTTACTCATCACCAACTAACTTCTACAGTGGACCTGGAGATGGACCTGGACCTAACATTGGGGAAACTTTATATACTGATTCGGCTCTTACAACACCAGCACCTGACGGATACTATTCCAACGGTGTTGCTTGGTATAGAGTTACAGGCGGAGCAGGTCTAATCACAAGTTCGGACCCTAACGGATGTTTGATATCTCCGACTCCTACTCCAACAGAAACTAACACACCAACTCCAACAGAAACTAACACACCAACTCCAACAGAAACTAATACACCAACCCCTTCGTTTACTCCTTCACCAACAGCAACTCCATCCGTATTTGAGATTTTAATTATAACTCAAGATGGTCAAGAATTAATTGCTCAAAATGGTGACCCAATTGGTGCTCAACAAGAAATTACATCATTCTTAGTTTCATCAGGGGAAACAACACAACCAATATGTATAGACCCACAAACGTTGGGTCAAACAATTTACAGTCCATCGAATGATTGGTATAGTGCAACGAGATTCTTTGCAGACAGTTCATTCAATACGCCTTTCAACGGGAATAATTATTGGTATACCAACAGCACCGACTCTCTCACAGGATATTGGCAAATAGATAGTGATGGATTTGTTGTCGGAGGACTATGGCAACCATGTTAAACCAAATAAAAAAGATTAATAGAAAATATTTATAAGCTATGGCAACAACAAGAATAACGGATTTACCTATAGTCCTATCGGCAGCCCCAGACGATAGGTTATATATAGTTACAGACTATACTGGAGGCACATCAGGAACTTCGGGGCAAATTACGTTTTCAGCCTTGACGGAAAGTATAACAGGAGGAACATCAGGGACTAGTGGAACATCTGGTTCAAGTGGTTCATCAGGAATCGACGGGACTTCTGGCTCAAGTGGTATCAACGGAACTTCTGGTTCGAGTGGAACATCTGGGGTAGATGGCACTTCAGGAACAAGTGGTTTAGACGGAACATCAGGCTCTTCTGGAACTAGCGGAATAGACGGAACATCAGGAACTAGTGGAATTGATGGAACTTCAGGAACAAGCGGATTAGACGGAACATCCGGAACTTCTGGTTCGAGTGGAACATCTGGAATAGATGGCACTTCAGGAACAAGTGGAGTAGACGGAACGTCTGGTTCAAGTGGCATAGATGGAACCTCAGGAACTAGTGGAATTGATGGAACCTCAGGAACTAGTGGAATTGATGGGACATCAGGAACAAGTGGATTAGATGGAACATCTGGTTCTTCTGGAACAAGCGGTTTAGACGGAACATCAGGGACTAGTGGAATTGATGGGACATCAGGAACAAGTGGAATTGATGGGACATCAGGAACAAGTGGAATTGATGGGACATCAGGAACAAGCGGTTTAGACGGAACATCTGGTTCTTCTGGAACAAGCGGTTTAGACGGAACATCAGGAACAAGTGGAATTGATGGCACATCAGGAACGAGCGGATTAGACGGAACATCAGGAACAAGTGGAATTGATGGCACATCAGGAACAAGTGGAATTGATGGGACATCAGGTTCTTCAGGTTCATCTGGTTCTAGTGGAACAGATGGTTCTTCAGGAACTAGTGGAACATCAGGTTCATCTGGTTCCAGTGGAACAGATGGAACATCAGGAACTAGCGGAATAGACGGAACATCTGGGACTAGCGGAATAGACGGAACATCTGGGACTAGCGGAATAGACGGAACATCTGGAACTTCAGGAATTAGTGGAACTTCAGGCTCAAGTGGTTCGTCGGGAACAAGTGGAACATCAGGTTCATCAGGAACAAGTGGTATCGATGGAACATCAGGTTCATCAGGAACAAGTGGTATCGATGGAACTTCAGGAACTAGTGGTATTGATGGAACTTCAGGAACAAGCGGATTAGATGGAACTTCTGGAACAAGTGGTATCGATGGAACATCAGGTTCTTCAGGAACTAGTGGTATTGATGGAACTTCAGGAACTAGTGGTATTGATGGAACTTCAGGAACTAGCGGAACATCAGGTTCAAGTGGTTCTTCAGGAACTAGCGGAATGGACGGAACTTCAGGAACTAGTGGAACATCGGGTTCATCTGGTAGCTCAGGTTCTTCAGGCACAAGTGGAACATCAGGTTCATCTGGTTCTAGTGGAACAGATGGTTCTTCAGGAACTAGTGGAACATCAGGTTCATCTGGTTCCAGTGGAACAGATGGTTCTTCAGGAACTAGTGGAACATCAGGTTCATCTGGTAGCTCAGGTTCTTCAGGCTCAAGTGGAACAGACGGTAGTTCAGGAACTAGCGGAATAGACGGCACTTCAGGAACAAGTGGGACATCAGGTTCAAGTGGTTCTTCAGGCACAAGTGGAACATCAGGTTCTTCTGGAACAAGTGGGACAGACGGCACTTCGGGAACTAGTGGAACTTCAGGTTCATCTGGCTCAAGTGGGACAGACGGCACTTCGGGAACTAGCGGAACCTCAGGTTCAAGTGGTTCATCAGGAACTAGTGGAACATCAGGTTCATCTGGTAGCTCAGGTTCTTCAGGCTCAAGTGGAACAGATGGTAGTTCAGGAACAAGTGGAACATCAGGTTCATCTGGTAGCTCAGGTTCTTCAGGCACAAGTGGAACATCAGGTTCATCTGGTAGCTCAGGTTCTTCAGGCTCAAGTGGAACATCAGGTTCTTCTGGAACTAGTGGAATAGACGGAACATCAGGTTCAAGTGGTTCTTCAGGGACTGATGGGACATCAGGCTCGAGTGGTTCTAGTGGATTAAGTGGAGTAAACGGAACATCAGGAACAAGTGGCTCATCTGGAACTTCAGGTTCATCAGGAACATCTCCATTCAAAGGAGCTTATGTATCGGGAACAACTTATATGGATGGCGATATGGTTATAGATGGTTTATTTTCATACCAATCAACTATAAATAATAATACAAATGAACCATCTTCACTTAGTGGTTGGATTTTATTAAATGGCCTTGATGGTTCATCAGGAAGTTCGGGAACAAGTGGTTCTTCAGGAATAAGTGGAACTGATGGAACATCAGGAACAAGCGGAACTTCAGGTTCGAGCGGTTCATCTGGTTCATCAGGGACAAGTGGAACATCTGGTTCATCAGGAACATCTGGTTCTTCGGGTAGCTCAGGTTCATCAGGAACATCTGGAACAGATGGGACATCTGGAACAAGTGGAACATCAGGTTCTTCGGGAAGTTCAGGTTCATCTGGGACTAGCGGAACATCTGGCTCTTCAGGAACATCGGGTTCAAGCGGAAGTTCAGGCTCGAGTGGGACATCTGGAACAAATGGAACATCAGGAACTAGTGGGACTTCAGGTTCAAGTGGTTCATCTGGTTCTTCAGGGACAAGTGGAACTTCAGGTTCTTCAGGTAGTTCAGGAACAAGTGGAACTTCAGGTTCATCAGGTTCGAGTGGTTCTTCAGGAACATCTGGAACAGATGGAACATCTGGGACGAGTGGAACTTCAGGTTCATCAGGAAGTTCAGGTTCATCTGGAACTAGCGGAACATCTGGTTCATCAGGAACTAGCGGAACATCGGGTTCATCTGGTTCGAGTGGCTCATCAGGAACATCTGGAACGAACGGAACATCTGGAACATCAGGAATTAGTGCACAATACAGTGGAACTTCAACAACATCAATTGATTTATCAACACTAACGTTAAGTGCTAATACTTCTTTAACAACAAGCACTGGTTTATCATATACAATTGCACAACATCTTATTGTTTCTAATTCATTAGCAAATCACTTCCATGGAGATGTTGTAAGTTATGATTCTTCGACAGGAGCATTGACATTATATGTGTTGGAAATAAACGGAACAGGAACATTCAATAGTTGGACAACCAATTTGGATGGTGCAACAGGTGGAAACGGTTCATCTGGAACTTCAGGTTCATCTGGAACTTCAGGTTCTTCTGGAACATCAGGTTCTTCCGGAACTTCAGGCTCGAGTGGTTCTTCAGGTTCTTCCGGAACAAGTGGAACATCTGGCTCTTCAGGGACATCAGGTTCAAGCGGTTCTTCAGGTTCTTCTGGAACAAGTGGAACATCAGGTTCTTCTGGAACAAGTGGAACATCAGGCTCATCTGGTTCAAGCGGTTCATCAGGGACCTCAGGAACAAACGGAACATCGGGAACAAGTGGAACATCAGGTTCGTCAGGTTCAAGTGGTTCATCAGGAACAAGCGGAACATCTGGCTCTTCAGGGACATCAGGTTCAAGTGGTAGCTCAGGTTCATCAGGAACCTCTGGAACAAATGGAACTTCTGGGACATCAGGAACAAGTGGAACTTCAGGTTCTTCGGGTAGCTCAGGTTCATCAGGCACAAGTGGAACATCTGGTTCATCTGGAACATCAGGAACATCTGGTTCGAGTGGAAGTTCAGGTTCTTCAGGAACATCTGGAACAAATGGAACTTCTGGAACTAGCGGAACTTCAGGTTCTTCAGGTTCAAGTGGTTCATCTGGAACTAGCGGAACATCAGGTTCTTCAGGTTCTTCGGGAACGAGCGGAACTTCAGGTTCTTCAGGTTCAAGTGGTTCATCTGGGACTTCTGGAACAAACGGAACATCGGGAACAAGCGGAACATCTGGCTCTAGTGGCTCATCTGGTTCATCGGGAACAAGTGGAACTTCAGGTTCTTCAGGGACATCAGGTTCTTCGGGTAGCTCAGGTTCGAGCGGAACATCTGGCACAAATGGTACATCTGGAACTAGCGGAACATCAGGTTCTTCTGGTAGTTCAGGTTCATCGGGCACAAGTGGAACATCAGGCTCCTCTGGTACTAGTGGAACATCTGGTTCAAGCGGTTCAAGTGGTTCATCAGGAACATCTGGAACGAACGGAACATCTGGAACAAGTGGAACATCTGGTTCAAGTGGTTCATCTGGCTCTTCTGGAACAAGCGGAACATCAGGTTCATCTGGAACCTCAGGCTCAAGTGGTTCCTCAGGCTCTTCTGGAACAAGTGGAACAAACGGAACATCTGGAACTAGCGGAACTTCAGGTTCTTCAGGAAGCTCAGGTTCTTCTGGAACGTCTGGAACATCGGGTTCATCGGGAACAAGTGGAACATCTGGTTCAAGTGGAAGTTCAGGTTCAAGCGGAACATCTGGAACAAACGGAACATCTGGAACTAGCGGAACTTCAGGTTCTTCGGGAAGTTCAGGTTCGAGTGGAACTAGCGGAACTTCAGGTTCTTCAGGTAGTTCAGGGACAAGCGGAACTTCGGGTTCTTCAGGTAGTTCAGGTTCAAGTGGAACTGACGGAACATCAGGAACAAGCGGAACATCAGGTTCTTCAGGTTCGAGTGGTTCATCAGGAACAAGTGGAACATCGGGCTCTTCTGGAACAAGCGGAACATCAGGTTCTTCGGGAAGTTCAGGCTCAAGCGGAACATCTGGAACAAATGGAACATCTGGAACATCAGGTTCATCAGGTTCAAGTGGTTCATCAGGAACAAGTGGAACATCAGGTTCATCAGGGACAAGTGGAACATCTGGCTCATCTGGTTCAAGTGGTTCGTCAGGAACTTCTGGAACTAATGGAACATCTGGAACAAGCGGAACATCAGGTTCATCTGGAAGTTCAGGTTCATCT